GAGATGATGGGTCTTATCGGCATGGGCAACAACCCTATGGTTGGTGCTACAGTTGCTTGCGCAGTTGCAGTTGAAGAATCGTGGAAACGATAATCACAGGCTTGTTACCCGCATCGCAAAAGCAAGGATAAATAATGGTTTATCTATAACTGAAATATGTAAACTAACAGGATTGAGTTATGATAATTACATCAAGTATGAACGTGACGAAGTAAAGGATCAATATAAAAACTTTGATACTTTGAAAAAAATATCTGATGTACTAAACATAAATCTTATGAATGATTATTTGTCCTTTAAAACACACTCAAAAGAAAGAGTTTGTTCCTATATGGAATTGCACAATCTATCTATACGCAAATTGGCTAAGATATGTAATGTTAGTGTTACAACAATAAAAAATTGGCGTAATGGAAAGTGTTCCCCTTCCTATGAGATGTGGCAGAGAATATTTAAACAATAGACTTTACAATTTGCAAAAAATGAAAGCAGGGTATTATTTTAATGTCCTGCTTTTTTTGTTTCACTTTTCCATTTTTAGCAAAAAAATAAGGGTATGCCACAACGGACACACCCTTATCTTCTGCATTTGCAACCAATTATTAGGTCGTACCAAATACAAATATGTTTCAACTCACAAGCTATGGCATTGCCATAACTGACATTTATACTATATCAGATTTATAGTGGTTTGTCAAGATGTTATAAAATGTTTTGTATCATTGCACAAATTTAACTTGTTATTTTTGCTGTTTTGTACATATGAATTTTATAAGACTTTCATAAAACTCTGTCTTATAATTTTCTAATAAAATCCTTATAATTTTCTAATAAAATCTTTATTTCATAGAAACTATTCTTCCACTATCTCGTTAGCCCTTAACAATATTTTCTTTTTAACCTTTTCGCTTAACCCTTTAAACTGCGGTGTTATGCCAAATCCACTTTCCATTATAACCATAGCATACGCATTAGCATCTATTTCAGCATTTTGTAAATTGTACTGATCTACATTAATCTCGGTGGAATTTACATAATTCTGAAAAATCTCAGGACAGTTTTCAACCTGCCATTTGTGTCTCAACTCATGAGCAATCGCAAACATTATGTCAAGTGGCATTTTGCCAATACGATATTTAAGTACATTATCCGCAGGAACATACTCTGCTAGTTGTGTAGGTGTATGCAAAAACAATACTTCTTCGACTATCGGTTTAGCAATTTTCAAATTACTACATACTATTTCTATAAACTCAGAATAATTTACCATAAAATTGACCGCCTTTTCGCTTTAGATAATATTATTATATCTAATTATTTATATTTCGTCAAGCGTAAAAAATAGGGTACTAGAAATTAATCTAGTACCCTATTTTTTTATATTCACCTTATTGTGAAGTTAAAGTAATTAATGGATATATCCCAAGTTCTACATTACAAGGTCTGCTTGTAACGACTTTGCCTTTTCTCTGCCATAATGCTCAGGCAACGTATAACAACTATAGTAGTTATTATAGCCATATGAAGCTAACCACATATCCGATGAAAGGTAAACATCCTTGTTTTCCTCGCTATCCTTGCTCATATAAGCCAATCTCTATAGTAAATTCTTTTCTTTCATCATTTATATCAGTTTCGTCAGTACATATCCATAATGAACCATTTATAGGATTGTTTTTATAATTTGTTGGAATCATTCTAAAATATTTATTATTAACAGTTACTCTACTAAGCACATGATTATCACCATCTGCAATATTATCCTCTTCATATGTAGTGTACCAATTACCTAAAGCATTAGTGCCACAACGACTACCATCTTTACCAAAAGGACTATCATCAAAGTTTTTACTAAATGATGAAGTATAAATTTTATTAATACCAAGTCTACCATAACCAGTCCATGTGTTATTGCAAGTAATTTTATAACATTTACGGGCATTGAATTTTATAAGACCTGTCAAACTGTACCATTCAGCACTCTTTGATGTATTATGAAAAGTAATATAAACTTTATCGTTTTTCTTTACAGTTGTAGCAAATTCAGAGTCAAAGAAATTAACGTCTAGTAACATATTATGGGAGGAAAATGTAGACACTTCGTCTATATGATCCTTGGTAAAAACAAGATTATTGCTTACATTAATAAGCTTATTTTCATTTTTGTTATAAATATTTGTGCTCATTTTATTTTATACCACCTCATTTTATATATTGCTAACAAACACAAGGCTCGTAAACCACGCATCTACGCACTTTCCGAGCCTGTATTTTTTAATCAAATGGGGATTTTATTTACTTGTTCTTTTGAGAATTTTCATACTTCGTCCCCGTAATTTTCTCATACTCCTCAGCCGTGATCCACTTGCCGACGGCGGCGTGTACCATAGCAACCGACCACAAACGGCTGTCGTAGTATCTCTTGACCTTTGCATAGTTTTTACTCATCACCGCTCACCTCCAGCTCAACACCGTTCAGCATAGCCAAAAAAATCGACGTTTGCCTTTATCCTGTCTATCTCGGTGACTTTGGGTTTGCGAAAATTATCTTCCGTCAATCCCAGTTTCTCCACCATATTTTTAGAGCAACATTAGTTTATTATAGCTCTCTTTAGTTAAGTAATATTAGTTCTGCCAACAGTTAATCTGGTTGCAAACTTCTAACCCCATTTTTCCATAACCATCTTTTGTTGGATGAACATTGTCACGAATGTCTGTATTTGGGTTAAGGATTAGATGGTTGTACGATACTCTAACTTTACTTTTTGGATATAATTCCTTTGTTTTTGTGATGGCATAGTCACAGTATCTTATTATCCTATTTCTATATAGAGGTTCAAATACAGAATGTTTAGACCAGTCTGCATTAGGCGTAGTCGGTAGATTCAATAATACTTTAGTTGATTGATTATATGAAAGAATACTGTCAATCATAGCATTTATATTCTCCCAAGTTGGGATAATCTTTGTGTCATCAAAATTATAAAGGTCATTTATGCCTAACTGAATCACAACGAAGTCAACAGAAGTATAACCTTGATTATTCATGTAATAGGAAAAATCAAATGTTTGTGATGATGGATTGTAAAATGGGTTGACTACTCCATTGTATTGTTTATCAGTAAAGTAATCAGATGTTGTCCACCCAGCTCTACCTTCGTTATTATTTCCAGTTCCTTGTCCATCACCAAGAGTTCCTAAAAGTGTTACTGTTTTACCATTTTCCTCAAAGAAAGATTTGATTTTGGCAGTCATTACATCGTGGTCAACAGTACTATCTCCAATACATAAAAGGCTACAATTTTGTAAATTTAATGCTTTGCAATTTCTTGCATACCCAAAGCCTGTATTTGCTTCTATTTTTACAGGATTAAGGAATGAATCATACAAATTCCATAAATATGCGTTGTTTCCATAATATGCTCTATTGTTTGTGAAAGAATATTTATCTATATATCTATCAGCCTCTGAACCACTATACATATTCACACAGAATCCTTTTGGCGTTACAAAACTTTCAGAAAACCAATCCTCTGCAATTCCAACTGTCATAAAGTATTCGTCTTTAGGCAATGAACAACCGATATTCTCTGTCAATGAAGATAATGTGAATTTTTTGTTATCAACATAATCTTTTGTAGCAAGATTACTTTTTTCAATTATTTCATATGTTAATTTTTTTGACTCCTCAAAATATGGTTCATATGAAGTAGGAACACCAGTTTCCGTAAGTTCTATCATTGAATCCGCATCATAGAAATAGGACTTGTTAAGAGCCATTCTGACAAAAGCAACTCCATCATCAACTGTGTAAGTTGTTTTGTTGTAATCTCCACCACTTTTTACATTTCTATTTTCATCGAAGAGACATATAGAAGCATATCCTCTTTGTACAAAATTGCCAGTAGATGCTAAACGATGAGAAAGTGTTACTATTTTGCCCGTTTCTACTGGAATAAAATCAGTAACAAAGTTATTCCCATATGTTTCTGTAGCACCATTTGGATTGATATAATTATATGGTGACATTGTTACATTCGATTTATCAAGAAGGTTTTTAGATTTTTCATCTGTCAATAACTTAACTAAATCTTCCTTTAGCTGACTAACATTACTATTAGTATTATTAATTTCTGTTTTAGTTGCAAATGTACTATCGGCTAATTCTTTAGTATAATAATTAGAGATTAAATTATTATATTCAGTATCTAATTTTGTAGCAGTATTAGATATCTCTAATTTCATAGAAACTATATCAGCTTTATCAGCAGCTACACTTGCTTTGTCTGTGGCGACCTGTGCGGCCATCTTTTCCATTTCCGCTTTATCGTATAAAATCACCGTTTTATCATCGGTGATATATACGATTGTTCCGTCTTTTATAGTGGATTTATCAACAGCTTCCCACTCGGCTTTTGTACCAATCCACTTTTCACTTTCAATCTTGTTGCCTAATGCGGTGACAGATTTTTTAGCATTAGCCGCCATACCTCTAGCAATAATATCTGTAGCCATAAATCCACCTCCTTAATATGTTATAGTTCCCCAAATTTTGTTTACACCCTTGACATTTTTAACAGTTACACTATAGTAACCACTAACATCTCCTGCATAAACATTTTCCGTTGTAATCGTATCAACTGTTGAGAAGTCGCTCAGATCGACCATCATAAGCACTTCCTCTGCACCATTCTGAGTCAGTTTTCCTACAACCTGAAAACTGCCAGTTCCCGAAGCCTGTACTTTAAAATCAGCACCAATGCTAACTTTCAGCTCAAAAGCTTTTCCATTTTCGTACAGATTTCCGTTTGTAGCACAATAAGCCATTTTCATCTTCCTTTCTTATAAATAAAATATAACAAGGGTGAGGCTATGTCGCCCCACCCTTTAAAAACAAAATGATTAATATTACTTAATTGCACTTGCAAGCTTCTTGATAAACTTCTCACCTGCAATGCTAGTCTGCTTATAACCCCACTTTTTCAGCAGAGCATTAACAGCCCTTTCAGTACCCTCGCCAAATATACTATTTTCATCAAGTGTGACATTGTGAAGTTTTCTTGCCTTGGCTATGATAAGCATTTCTTTCAAGGCAAGAACACCACTGGTCTTATTACCCTTTTTATAGCCAGACTTTTCGAGTATCGGAAGTTCATTATTTTTTTGTTTTTTAAAACCATTAAGACCCTTTTTCTTTATAATTGCGGTAAAATCTTTATAGGCATAATTGCAATCACAGTTTCCATTTACACCTGAAACCGAGCCTTTACTTGTGTACTGCCACATACCATAGCTACCACCGTATGAAGGCTTTGACTTGTCAAATTCAGCAAGCCATACACAATATTTGTTTTTACAATCACTAGGAACTTTACTGTTAAGAAAAGCAGCATAGCTATAAAGCATTACATAATAATTTTTCTTTTCACAATAACCGCAAAAAGCATTAATTATACTACCTATAGTAGAAGCCGATAAATCGCACTGTGTACAATCTTCTATATCAAAAGCAATAGGCATTTCAAAAGTTTTACCCTTGATTGCCTCAAGAAACACCTTGGCTTCTAATTCGGCTTCTGCCTCTGTTAGAGCATATGAATACCAATAAGCACCAACTTTAAGTCCTGCTGATTTTGCCTTTTTGTAATTGGTTTCAAAACATTCGTCTTTCTGATCGATATGTTTGCCGTAGCCTGCGTTTATCATAACAAAGTCATATCCTGCCTTTTTTACTTTGTTAAAATCTACATTAGTACCCTGCCAATGGGAAACATCTATACCTTTTATTGTTGTTGCCATATGTATACTTCCTTTCCAATTAATCTTCCTTTACAGGCAGTTTATTTAATTCGTCTACACAGTTATGCACAAAACTATTGCCACCAATAGACGAATAGCTTTCGTATAGTCTTGCGAGATTTTCTTTTTCATATAGCGAGATACTATTTTCTTTCATTCTTGAATTATAAATCGCTAAAATAGAATTTCTCAGCGTAGCCTGCAAAGCCAAACTTTGTTTTTGCAACTCAGTTTCCATGCTTTGATTCTGTTCTACCTGTCTTTCCACTAATGCCGTTAATTTATCTATTTTTTTATTTAGATTATCTTTATCACTTGTTTTTGAAATCCACCCTACAAATCTATTCCTGATTGGTTTAACAATAATTGTTATCAGTGCCAAAATGGTCGTAATGCTTCCACAATAGGTAGCAATTTCCTTAACTGTGTTCATAATTACTCACCGCCATTCTTAACCTCGTCAATAAAATCTGTGAGTGATTTATAGTTCATATCCTTAACAGCACTTTCAAGCAAGATAACAAGCTCTACATCGGAAATCTTAATGCCCTTTTCTTCAAGCAGGGCAAGCATGGTTTCTTTAGCCTTTTCAAGCTTTTCTGTGCCGTGAACGTCTTTATAAATCTGTTCTATATACTTAACCGTTGTAGCCGCCACATCTTTCTTAATGCTGTCATTTGCGATTTTTGTATACTTCGATTTTACAAAACCGACAATAGCCGTCATAACCGCTGTTAAAATTACAGGTAAATACTCTGTAATCATCTGAGTAATAATCTCTTTCATAACTTTTCCTCCAATAATAAAAGAGGGTTGTTAGCCCTCTTTCTATTTCAGTATTATTTTTATATGTATTTCATCAATACGTTTAATAACCCTATAACCACTATCTGACTTGGTTGCCACGCCATTCACACTAGCCGTACAATATCCGTTGATTTTGCACGTTCCGTCATCTTGAACTACTAACTGTCCCAACAAGCCAACTTTGCTATACTCTTTTCTTGCCCCACGAGGAATGTATTCAAGCGTATCGTTATAGTTTTCGTTCAATATAAGATTGTGTGACTCGTCATAAATCAACCGTCCATAAACATCTGTTTTATACTTATCATGCCAATCTAATTCAGCAGAGTTACCAACAATAGATGGGTTGGCTGATATAACACCAAGGATATAGTCACCCTTATTTGCAAGTTTGATTTTATCACCGTCAAGCGTAACGAATAATCCAACTCTGTCTTGATTTTTAGTGTTACCGTCAAGCCATTCAAAATATTCGGCATAGTCAGCGCCATTAGTTTTGTATGCACCGCCAGCATAAACATTGCCTGAAAAGTCCACTTGCATTGCAGAATTTTCAGTTAGAGTACCATCTTCTTCTTGACCGTTCCCTATATTAAATAGTATACTTGCATTTTCCGAGCTTTGATAAGTTGGTGCTGCATTAAAACCTATAACGGTTTGGTAATCTGCCGTGGCGTTATTCCATGAACCTGCGACAAGACATCCATCATAATTAAGAACCTCATTTTGATCTCCAAACACGGCGTTATATTTTGCCATTTGGTCTTTAGTTTTGTTACCCTTAACAATATTCCATGTGCCAACTACAATACTACAAGCTACACCATCTAGCATATTATATTTACCATTAACATATGTATCACGAGAATTGGAAACAGTATTTTTTGCACCACTGCAATCAACTGCCACACTATATTTAGACGTATTCCGCGTACCGCTGACGTGATTAGAAAAACCACCAACGCTAGTATTATTAAAACCTGTTAAGGAATTTAAACTGCTATTTTCACGAAGATAGGGTGCACCGCTAGTGCCAGTTTTCATGTCTGAAAAATCAATATAATTATTGCTGTCATAACTGTACTCATAACAATGATTTGCTTGACCTTCAACATGGTTATAATCACCATGAGCGATATTTTCAAGATAAATAGTAATCTGTTCTGTTCCATCAGGGGCTATAGTATACCAATAAGAATCGCCATAGTAATTAAACTTTTCTGAGATGTGTCTACTACCATTACTATCAACGTATTCAACAAATCGTCCTACACTAGAATTTTGACTTCCTAGAGGTACAGGTTTACCGTTCCTAATAGCAATGTAGCCACTGTTTATACCGCCACCACGGAAATATATCCACACACTGTCTCCCATGCTTAAAATCTCACCTGATTTATTCAGAAAAGATTTTTCAGCACCATTATACTCTAATAGCGAAACAATGGCTGTACAATTTGTAGAGTCGTAGCTTTTAACTGTTCCATAGGTGTAACCAAGTGTTTTTTTATTATCTTGACTTTCCTTAATCAGCTTATTCATTTTAGACATTCTGTACACCGCCTTTACTAATAATCAGCTAAAACCATTTTACAGTTACCTACATATTTAACACCATTCATTGTAAATTTTACAACAGTTCCGTCAGCAGGAAACACACTGTCTTGTCCCATATAAACATAGAATATTCCGTCAGTTTTAGCAGCGTATTGCCCCTCAACCGTGCTATTCAATGGTATATTAAAATCAACTTGTGGTACAAGGTTCGTACCGCCATTGTGCAAACTTTGACTAAACATATTATACAAGCTTGCCATTTTACTTCCTTGATGTCCTGAATTTGAAGTTGGTGTAAAGAAACCTGTAATTTCTGTATTGTCAGATAGCTTTCTCATTTTTGCAATAGCCCCACCTAATACATAGTCATTATCTTCACTTTTAAACAAAATCAACATTCCCCGACTTGTAGTATACAACATGACACTATCAAACTTGTTATAGGCGAAGCTGACATAATCAGCATATGGTGACGTTTTAGTAGAGTCATATTCACCACACCCAGCCCAGTAACGTGATTTTGCAGGGTCAAACATTATTCTAAAGTACGTTGTATTATCAATCCAAAATGTCAAAGTGTTATAATCGGTGGACTCACTATCAGGATAATTTGTTTCAATTTTACTCCAAGTCCATTTATCTTCAAAAAATGTTTTAAGGTCTGCAAACACGGTTTCTGATGAAGTTTGATTTGGTATGCAAGTATAAGTATTTATCATTAATTATCACCGTCCAATTCTGCATTACCGCTTATTCCAATAGATCCACGAGCGTTAGTATTTGTTTCGTTCATATCAACATAATTGATGTTATGTTCTATACAGTATTTTACAACAGGCAAACAATTTGCGTTTGTAGTATCTGTTATACCATTTCCATATGTGAAAATAGTTCCGACTTGTACGTTATCAAGGGTACTAAAATCGGTCATAGTTAAATTATTATATTTCCCAGTTTCTATGTTGAAAGAAGTATGGAAAATAATTTGACCCACACTTTGACATTTGATTGAGTCGTTAGCCAAAATGCAATCATTTGGAATGGAAATGCTGTTTGCAAAAGCAACCTGAATGGCATTGCTCATGATTTCCGTTGTACCATTTGCTACTACAATATCTGACCTACTCATTGGAACACGGCAGAGTTTATTCCCTTGGTAGAGGTTATTCTCAACGACTCTGAAAGTAGTATTAGAACTATCCACAGTAAACTTGTTTAATTTAGGACAATTATTAAACCCTGTAAAGCTAGTCAAAGAAGCTCCAATGGCAACCGTTGTTAATGCAGAGCAATTATTCACGCCCGATACAGATAAAGCCGTATTTGGGATATAAAATGTTGTAATAGCGTTATTGTTTAACCCACCAATCTCTTTTACTTTTCCATCACTCATGAATGACAAACTTTTCAATTTAGGGCAGTTATTAAACCCATTTACCTTCTCACAAGAACTTTCAATTCTTAATGTTGTCAGATTGGGCATATCGTTACAACCCCCAACGTCAACCACATAGCCTGTAGTCGCTGAAGTTAATGAGGCTAAATTATTCATACAGTTCTCAGGTATAACTTTTAAGCTTGTACTATTTGTCATTGGCAATTTTGTCATATTAGGCATATTGCAGAACGATCCGCTTTCAAGCGTAATACCATTACTGTCGGTCACATTACCATAAATCACAACATTAATCGTGTTACCACTATAGCCATTAAAAGCGTTTTTAGGTATTTTGGTAGTACAATTACCCGATTGCAAGTCTAAACTCAGATTTATATTTGCCGATGTATTACTTGCGAAACCGTCTGTATCGTTAATATTGGTGGATCGCCCAATTTGTATACTTTGAAGTCCAGATAAATCTCCATCAATACCTTTGCCCATAAGATAGAATCTTCCCTGCACTGTCGCAGGATAAATAACTAAACTTGTTGTTTCTTTATTTACATACACTACGCATTTATTTGTAGTTGACGCTTTGAGGTTTAAGCTTCCAAAAACATGACTTCCTTTTAGTATCTCATTTCGCTTTATTTCTTCGACACCTGTTTGTTTGCCAACTGAAACCATTGGTGTGAAATTCAAGGTGTAAGGCAGTTCCAAACCATTAACAAATGTGCTATTAGCAAGAAACGATTCGGGGTGTGAAATATCACAATATACTGTAGGAAATGCAATATTGGCAAGTTTTTTACAGCCTGACAACACACCCTCACTGGTCGAAATGTTTGCAAGATTAGCAGGGAAAACAAAGGCTGTTATATTCTCAAATCCGTTTCCCATAGGTGAAGTGAGGTAGGTAGCTTTTACTTTGGAACAATCTATCTTTGTAGTTGTTTCTTTATCAAAAGCATTATCAAAGTTAGTTAAATCATCACTCTCAGACACAACGGTTGTATCGTGCATACCTGAAGAATAATTCTTTTTAAATGTTGAAATTGCGTTTGTATTACGTCTAACTACTTCATTGTCATCATAGCGTATCAAACAACGTGACGGTGACATAGATTGAAATTCTACCGTACTATCTGCCGATAATGTATTGGTAACTGTAACTTCATTTCCTGTTATCCATTGAGCTGTCAGTGTTGCATTGTTATTTGGTACAGTGTACACGTCACCATAATTGTATTTATTGCCTTGACTATCCGTCCACGCAAATAATTTATTCTCGTTATACATATCCTCACCTTGTAAAACGACTTGTTTATTAGGGGCTTGGCTGATACTCTTATAAGTGATAGTATTACCGTCTTTGTCCTTGCCACCATTCGTGTTATAAGATATTGTCACTGTATCACTTAAAGTTTCACAGTAAATCGAAATACAATCTGTATCAAATGGTAGCCATTGCAGATTAGTGGCTTCAATACTCATTTCAGAAGCCGATAAAGGCATTGTAATAGAGTTTACGATAAATAACTGTTTGTCAAAATTATAATAATCATTGCTAACTCTAACGGTATTATCAACATTCAAATGTGGAGTGATCGGCAGATTATAACTAATACCTGTACTCATACAAGTATGTTGTAATAACATATATTCGGCTTGTTGCCTACACTTTTCCTCTCCGCTTTCTTCACTTGTATCTCCTAGAGGTATATAATAAGTGCCACCGTCCAAACCCTTATAACCAATAGCATTTATATTTACAGGTGATTGTGGGTTTTTATTTTTAGCTGTGTACGAATAAATTTTACCACTTGTATTGTCTGTTGTAACTGTAATAATATTTACACCGTCATAATTATAAGTATAATTAATATCCGTTTCTGTAATTTCGGTTTCACTCAATTCAAATTGTGGCGACAAATGACGATACCAAGAAGGTAAATTATAGTTGAAAGCTCTTTCCATTCTCAATCTGCCATTGACATCGTAATAGATATTAGCACCATACATTTCGGCAATCTTGTCAAAAATCTCACCAAGATAACCGCCCTCATCAACTACAATATCGTCATACAGAGTTACATTATAGAAAATAGGATCAATAATAGGCTCAACAGGGTCGAGAGGTATATTATTACCCAAATCAAGCATAAGCGTGTCCTTAATTAAAGTCGCAATATTCGTTCCTTTTTTAGAATTAGTTACACTAGCCTGATACTCGACAAGACACATTCTAGCATTTAATGTTCCGTCAAGAAAACCATATTTATCAACACCCTCAACATTTAATCGTCTACCATTAGAGTTTGCTGACTTTGTAACAAAAACACCTTGCGGAAACCAATAAATATTCTCATCAACTTGCAATCCAATAAAGATTTTGAATTTTCGATTGTACCAAAATGGACTATTTTTTTGAGGTATGTATTTGCCACTTCTATCAATAATAGATAAAGAGCAAGACCTACGACAGCCTTGCTCTTTATTAATCGTTATTGAACCATCTGTAGAAGATAAGTCGCTTGTTATTTCACCAATAGCACCTTCATAGTGTGATAAAATTTCCATTTTAACATACATCTTACGCATTGGTTTATGTAACTCGGCAAGATAAGCATTGTCTATTTTATTATAATAATCCATAACACTTTCCTACCTCCTATCTAATAATTATTACATCGTTTATATCTTCAACTTCAATCCAATCATACTTAATATTAGTCAGTCCTAATACACTTGTGCTATCATAAATTCTAGTAGGATTATCTGAGATATTTATAATCCAAACATCGCCCTTGTGAGATTTTAGCATAAAATCATTCTTGCCTTTAATAAATTTAGTCCATGCTTTTACTCTGTCAATATTATCGACTATTTGACCGTCAGGGCAATTAATTGTCAGAAGATCGGCAGAGAAAGAACCGCTCTCATAGTCTGTTACTGTTCTAGTTGTTTTTGGCTTAATACCTGTTCCTGTGTGTACTGCAAGACCAATATTTGATGTAATATCATTATCGGTCATACCTGTTATAAACTCCCAACACTCAGAAATAGCATAATACTTTTTGTTATATTTTGTACCCAAATCGGTTAAAGAGTATATAAACCAACCGTCCTTGTCTATCGATACTTGCTCTGATTTATATGGTTTGTAATCTCTGTAGCAAATATAATATTCATAAGTCTGTTTATTACCAACTGTTGTGTCAAAAAAGCTCTTTGTATTAGTAGTACCAAGAAAAACATAATCTTCTTCATTTACATTACGTCTAAAAATCTTTGCAGTACCACTAAGAGTTGTATTCCATGACAGCATTGCTATACGATTATTAATTATTAGACAATTAAAGTTGTTTACTAAATTACCTAACTCGTTGCCTTGGAACGAGACTCTTTTGCTAAAATGATACATTTTATCGTCAAGTGTCATAATCTCACTAACAACACAATATGAATTTCCTGCTTGCATAGCATAGAAATCATAGTTAAGTCTGAAATTATAAATTGCAGGACTTTCATCAATCAATTTCTGCGTTTCACTATAAACAGTAAATTTTGCACCTTTCACAAACTGAGTGTTTGCAGGGCAATAAATTGTAGCCATTCCTGTAGCAGTATTGTAGTTAGAAACAAAACCATTAATACCCTCGGTAACATGACCTTCTGTTCCACTAGGCTCTACCTCTATAGCAATACACTTATTTACTATATTTTCACCTATATTTTTACCAAGATTAACCTGAGTTGTATCATTTGTACTGTCCTGAATAGTTCCGTCATAGACTACATTTGAATTAATTATCTGGTACAAATAGTATTTATAATACTTCAAGCCGACATGATTAGGGTGAGTGTACGTTGTCTCACAATGTATTGGTCTGGTAGAATTGTTTTCATTTACTTCAACCGTAACAATACAATCAGGGTCATTTCTGCATTTTACATAGTGCGGTTTATCTATGAAGTAATTAGTAAATATCCTAAATTCAGTGCCTACTGTTGGTGCATTTGTAAAAGCAGATTTCAATGTAACCATGCCTGTTTTGTAGTCATACTTTTCAATAAACCTACGTTCTTCACCTATCTCCATGTATGCACCACCAACTAAGTAATTTGAACCGTCAGCACGTTCATAATAATAAGCGTCTTTCAAATTGCCTATTTCCTTGTTTATATAAAATGATGTTGAAGAACCTGCTCTCTGAACTTTTCCACGACAGAAATACATATCATACAAACCAACACCATCTCCATATTGAGTGTCGTCAGCTATGGTTGTAGGGTCTGTTTGAAAAAGAATGTATTGATATTGGTAGTCATGACCGTTCTCAGCAATATCATTAAAAACTAACTCATTAACACCAACTTTATCACCATTGTAAAAGGTGTTTATGTCACCACCCTTTGGAAAATAAGAGTGATTAACCTCACCTGTTTTAAGGTTTGTGTACTCGCACAATGCCCAACGCATAGCCGAACCTGCCGTACAATTAAACTGATAGCTGAAATGCGGCGCACGATCATATTCACCATTTGTGTCCTTATGTTTATCTATCTTTACAACCTCATCATCAGGAAATACCAATGTAGGAGTCATAATCATTTTTTTCACCTCTCTTATTTTCCAAAAGATAAGAGCCACTAAATAATTAATGGCTCTTTATTACTTTTGCATTTATTTAATAATTTTTGCCAACTATTCTATCCAAATCAGCCTGTTGCAGATAGGTGTTCATTTGTTCCAAAAATGTTGTGCCGTCTGTTGTGTTAACAGTATCGATCTGAAATACGATAGTCTTATTGTTTGTGTCATTTCTATTTTGAATATTGTTTGGCGAGGACATTTTTGTCCTTACCAAATCTGTTATACCATTGTAAATCTTATCTCCAATATAATTGACAAGGTTATCTGTATTAGCTACAAGATTGTATAGCTTTCTGCCTTGCTCTGAATTGAAGATAGTTTCAACTGCGTTTGGTTTTCCATGGAGTTGAGCAAGTCCTGTATAATCATCAATACCACCTGAGCGATATGGCTTAATAATGTTAAACTTACTCTTTAAAGCGTTAAGAATAGCTGTTAATGCACCCTTGTTCTTACCAAGCATAGGATTAGCCAAGAGTTCTGATGAAACCATTTTGCCGTACAGTTCAGATTTTAACTGTTCTGCCTGTGCTTCATCAAGCCCTGTCCCAACAGTTTCACCGTCATATTGAACAAGATATAAACCATTCGATTTAGCACCCTCAACAGAAATATCAGAATAGTCAAGAGCTTCCCTAGCACGTTTTTTACAATCCTCTAAGAACTTAGTCCTACCTTCCATAGTCTGCATTTCTTTTTCAGAAACGTCTGTCAACTGTTTTATATAGTCTTTGTTCTTATTCGTAATATCTGTAACATACTTTGATAAAGCTTCTTTTTCTTTCTTGTATGCCTCAATTTCTTTGCTTTTAGCTGTTATCTCTTTGTCAACGCTCTCAATTTCCTTTTCAACCTGATCTGAAAGTTGAGAACGATAAGATTGATATTTGCTCGCAAAGTCATTAAGAATATTCGTGTCTTGCTGTGCTATTTTGTCCGTCCAATTAACGCCTAAAATATCTTTGGCAAGCTGTTCATTTTCTGTATTAGTAGAACTATTTATAAGGTCTTGCCACTGTTGTTTATACTTATCCCACAGTGAAGTTTCCTTATCACGTTGCTTTTCAAGGTCAGATACACGTTTATCAGCACTAGCCTGTTCATATTCCTGCTGTGCCTTGTTTACTTCTTCGGTATTGGTTTCCAAATGCCAACCACTAGCTTCAGAATAAACATTTACCTTTTTCTTTTTAGCATTTTCAAGATTATTTAGCTTTTCCTGTAAGTCAATAGTATCTTGTTTTTCTTCATTAACAGCTTTAATGGCATCAATTTCAGCATTATATCTGTCCTCAATAGCTGATTTCTGCTCGTCAATATAAGACTCTACTGTGTTTGCAACAGTTTCGTACTGAGAAATAATATTGTCAAGTTGAGTTTTTTGTTCTGTAAGAATATTCTTTTGTTCTTCAAGAACATCTTTCTCGTCCTCGGCTTTATCTATAAGATCATCAAACGTTTCCTCATAAATTTTTTCAATATCGTCTACAGACAGTTTAACTTCGGAAATAGAAGAAGCTATCTCTCCGAGTTTTTCAAGGCTTGAAATAAGACCTTCTACATTAGCCTTATCATTGCCATTCGGCAAACTGTTTGATAGTTCTTTTAATCTGTTTATTAATTCTTTAGGGTTTTGTCTTATCAGTTTCTTAACTTCTTCTGTCAACTTTTCCGTGTTGCCTGAGAATTTAGCCAAGTCAGGATATGATTTAAACAATTCAACTAAATCACTATCCGAAATACTTCCGTCTTGCAGACTTGTTAAAGTGTCTTTAAGTGATTTTGCTTTATTCTGAACTTCGTCAATATCGTCCGTCCACTCAGAAATATCAAAAGTCTCTGTTGTTAATTTTGCAGGCAAAGTTTCAAAGAAAGTATTAACATAGTCAATTAAATCCTCATCACCATTAGCCAAGTCGGTTAACTTATCTTTATATTTTTGAGTCAAATCATAAAGTCTATCAACATCATCAATATTTTTATTTGCTACAGCATGACTATAACTTTCAGTAGCTTTCTGAGCTTCATCAAATGCTTTGCTAAATTCTTCACTTGTGTTATAGTTTTCAAGTGTTTTCTGAATTTCGTTGTATTTATCAACGGCATTAGAAAGTTTATCATATTCCTCTGTTGTGGTAGCAATTTCTTTTTGCAAATCAGCCAACCACTTGTTACGATTATCGTCTTTTGAAATGTTTGCCCATTTCTCGGATAATTCATCATAAACCTTTTGCATAGTATCAATACGTTCTTGCATTGTGCCTGCAAAAAGTAAATCGTCATAACCATTAGTGCTTATACCGACATTGCTATACTTTTTGAGAATTGACTCTATTTCTTTTTCGTAACTACTCCAATCACCATAACCACGAGAGCCGACCTTGTTAATATCTGCATTAGAATTATAGCCACTAAATAAGCCATCTGTTACATAGACTTGTCCTTTACCACCATAATTGGCATTGCCAAAACCTTTATTAAAAGAGCTTCCCTTTTTTAGTTTCTTTTGTGCTAAATCATAGGCTTCTTTAATACTCAGCTTTCTATCTTCATCATCAGGATCAGTAATATCTGACTCTTGATAAAGTTCACTCTCAGCCTTTTCTTTTTTCCATTCTTTGATTTTCTTAATATTTTCAGACATTTTGCCATTAAGTAAATCAAGGCTCTTAGCTTCATTGCCATACTTATCAATTAAGTTGTCCTGAATAGTATTCAAATCGTCTTTAACAGTTGACAAGTCATCTGTTGTCGCAACCAAAGTTACATAACGATTTACTAATTCATTTACTGACTTGTTTTCTTCGTCTAATTTGTCAATAGAGTCAGAGAAACTACTTGTGAACTGAGCTAAACTTTCTTTTGCATTATCTGCACCATTGACAATATTATCAAAAAGTGTTATAATACCATCAAGCAAGAAAGACAATCCTAGTCCAAAAGCCATATTACCAATTGTTGATAATACTTTCATGCCAGCGGCAGCAAGCTTAGAAGAAGTTGCAACACCCTTTAAGGAAGCAGACAGTATTTCTTCTGATACCGCTGCACCATTAGCACTTCTAGCAACATTGAGAGTTGTTTCGGAACAGCCTTTCAAAGCTATTGACTCAGCTTCAGCTACAGATTTACCCTGTGCCAAAAGGTTATTAAACTGACGGACATTTGCCACTTCATTAGCGGGAATTAGAGTTATTTTTTCGGAACTGCCCTTTTTCCAATCAGCAATAGTCTTTCCTAATATGCTGATATTTCTTTCCCCATTATCATCAATGATTGATTTAAAGACCTAACAATCATATTTTATAGTTTTGAAATAAAAAGGAGGATAAATAATGGAAGAAAACAATATTACAATACAGCAAGAACAAGGGCATCTCCCACTTAAAATTGTCTTTGTTCTTATATTAACAGCACTTGGAATAATAATCTTTATTGTCAAAATAATTACAATTTGTTTAGATGACAACAAAGACTACAGCCAAGAAGCTTACACAGCGGCTAAATTCTATGTAAATAAACAGTTAAAAGCTCCTGCCACGGCAGATTATCCAATGTATGATAAAAACTTTATTACACATCATAATGATAGCTACACTGTATCATCTTATGTGGACGCTGAAAATAGTTTTGGTGTTAAGGGCAGATTATACTATACTGTCACTATGGAACGTGACGGCAAGGATTGGACTAACGTAAATGTTAATTTGAGGGAATAGATAATGAGTACGAGTGTATGAGTGTACGCAAGTGTACAAATGGGCGAAAGTTTATAATGTGTGTTTAGGTATAACAAAAGCTCCGATATTCTCGGAGCTTTATTTATGCTGTATTCTATTTGTTTTTTGCCTTTAATGTTTTTTCAATTTTTAGCACGTCTGGAAATATCAAATGTGAATTTTTATTATGTACTAAAGCAGACACCTTTGTAGCCTTAGACACTATTCTTTTATATGTCATATAATCAATGGCTACTGGTACACCTAAATGTTGATATTCGTCCTTTACATAGTCATCAGTGACAGGACACATATTTTGAATTAAAAACGCTCTTTCTGCACCAAGCACTTCCCCAAAATCAATGGTATCGCATTTCCCATTCTTGTCAATCTTCTTATCATATATTTTTCTATATTTCTCAACTTGCGAAGATATTGGAATAGCCCAATAAATACCGTTATCAGATGTGTTTATACAACAATAGCAAGGGCGACCATGTACTTCACCATCAACAGTTTCATGATTGCTCATAAGCTTATCGTCATTGAAATCTTGATAATATTGATTGTCCAAAAAATAAAAATGTCCAACTTCCATTAATTTATGCCCCTCAAAACAAATAGTCCCGCTCTAGGCGAGACTATATTTGAACTAGACTATTTATTAGTCGCATATCTAGCAGCGACAAACATTTGAACTAGACTATTTATTAGTCGCATATCTAGCAGCGACAAACATTTGAAGTGTTCAATCTCTTGAATCATTTCTTTACTATATTATATGACATTAACGACAAAAAATCAATATACAATATGTACAAAGTTTCAAGCTAAAAATTAGTGAAAATGTCAATAACAAAAGACCCTAGAGAAAATCTAGGGTCTTATTCTATGTCTATTCATTTGCTGCGTTCAGTAACTCGTTGTCACCCTTGCCGTTTTCCATTTTAACCTGATCTGACTCAAGCAAAAACTGAACATAATTTTCAAGAATAATATCAATATCATCTTTATGTAGTTCACCAATTTTTCTTCGGAACTTACTGTTATCCAACGATACGGTTTTGGAAATTCGTGCTACAGACTCATGCTTTAATCCTGCCTCTTGCCAATGAGTAATAGGTACATCATATTTATCGGCTTCTCTCACTTCATGACTTGTCACTTTAATTGACAGTACACACAAAGGTTGCACACTCAATATAATAACAGGTCTATCCTTTGAGATATTTTTATCTTCAAAGGGAAAATTAGCGTACCACAACTCCCATTGTTTCTTCGCCATTTATGTCACTTCCTATCGTCATCGATTTTTGCATAATTATCGTAGATTTTATCATTCCACTCATCATCTTTGTTTATTGTCGGATTGTGCGGTACATTACTCAGTATAAAATCTAAATTGGCTGTAATAAATTGATTAAATTCCTCAACTGACATCTTAGTATTCTGTACATTTATTGTTTTAGCCATAAACCTCACCTCTAAATTTTGAAATAATTTTATACCTTTGTGTATGGTTGTTGATTAAAAATGAAACTTTTATAGTTTAGCCTTCAAGTGATTTCCTAATATCTTCTCCCCATGGCTGTCCGTTAAAAGTCGAATGTTTCATCATCTCTCTTGCCTGTTTTTTTATTTTTGAAATAACTGCTGCGGAGGACTTGGAATTAATAAATTCGTCCGCTTTATCTTCTCTAACAACGAAGGCAAGATTTACAGGTTTACTCATAACTGCCATATCTATCAACTCCTGCTACTTTTTACGTACATTCTTTTTGTTGTTAGTTTCTCCCATGCGGTATCACCTCTATTATATTATAGGGGCAAGCACCTAAAATATGCGTATAACTAATAAATTATGCGTGTAAATAATAAATTATGCGTTTAACGCATATTCCTATTATCAGTATACCCATATTGGGAACTAATGTCAAGCCATATAATGGTTGCATTAACAAACATTATGTAAATATAAATGTAAAATTTTTATTAACGAACAAATTTAGTGTTGACATACACAAATGAATAGTGTAAAATAAAACACTATGCAAAATGATTAATAACAGTTTTATCCCACCCTTACTGTTAAAGGGCAAAACTAAATAAATGAGGGATAATTCATTTTTGGAACGCTATAGGTGTTACCTATAGTTGGAGTACACCTTTATCTTGCCACAAGATAGTTACCGTCTACTCTCTGAACCTAGTCCGTATCTCTCGATAGGGGTTGGCTGCTGACCTGACATTTTAATAACACTTAGCACCTATTATACTATTATAATAGGCTTTTATCTCAGCATATGTCATCTTTGCTATTGTTTCCGAGTTTCCTCACTCTTATAGTGCCATTGCTATAAGTAGTTGCAAAGCTTTAGCCGTTCCCAGCAATTTGGCAACCTTATTTTAAAACGTGTGTGACCTATGCACATATAGTTTGTGGCTGTGCATAAGTTGGCATCTTTATGTATTGTTTACCTACGTTTTTGAATGATAATCCTGCCATAACAGCAGGAATAAGTGTTTCTAAAACACCGAATTTACTAATGAGATTATCAAGAACATCAATAATTTGTGTTCCACTGGTGATACCGAATTTAACCAAATCACCATTAATCAGAGTAGCCGACAAATTTTCGATACTTGTCTGAAAACCTTGCACTCTTCCTTGGATAGAGTCAAGGTATTTTTCATACTCTGACATAGCAGACCCAGCAGAGCCTATTGAGTCATTAACAATTTTATCCGCTTGACTCATGTTTGTAAGCAATGCAGTAATTGTATTGCCTCTTTGTTTGCCTGCGATTTTCTCTATGATAGCGGCTTTTGATGTATCAGTAAGGTCATTCCAAACATTGGCGATACCTTTCATGATTTCATAGGTACTCTTAAAGTTCTGAGAGTCCTTCATTATATCAAAGCCACCTGTGCCATTTACGTTAGTAAGAGCTTTAATATCTTCCCTCAGTTTTGAGGTTGATACTGCCATGCCCTCTGTTGACTCGCCTGCATCTTCAAGTTCTGTTTTTGCTCCACGAAGTCGCATTGACAGGACTTTCAAACTATTTCCCGCTTCGGCTGCGTCTCCAGTTATTTCTGTAATGGCTGTACCCATTGCTATTGCTTGGTCTAGTGTATTTCCTGCTACGCTCAGTGAAGATACTGACCTTGACAACATATCACCAATGTCACTTGCTGAAACAGCATACTTGTTTGATATTGCGTTAAACTTATCGACAATATTAATAGATTCATCAACTGTCATGTTATAGCTTTTCATAACTGTTGTTAGGTCTTGTACTGCTGTTGCATTATCTACTTCACCAACAACTGAATAAATACCTGAGTTTGTGGCAAGTGTTTCAGCTTCATCTAAACTATAACCACGTTTGCCCCATTCTGCGGTTTGAGAAATAAGATCAGATAAATCAATCTTTAAATCTTTAGCCTTTTGACCTATATTATCAAAGAACTCGGCATATTGCTGATTTGTGTTATCAGTAACCTTACGCAATTCTGTCATAGCTGTATCAATGTCTACAACATTATTATAGAACTTAACAGCTTCTCTTGACACACCTGAAATCACAGTAGTTAAACTCATCCAGCTTGTAAACTTTAAAGCGTCCTCTTTAATCTTATCGAAAAAGCTTAAACCATTCACACCTGCCGCCTGTGCCTCAGAACTCATTGTCCTAAAACTACGATTGATTTTATCAACATTGGCTTTCAAATCGCTCGCAGTTAAATCACTGGCATTAAGCAACTTTTTGAGTGAAGCTATCATATTATCAGTTTCAACCTGATATGTACCGCCATTAAAAGTATTCTTGCTCATGGCTTTAGTATTAGCCTGTTGCCATGTCTGAATTGTGTATATTAACTTTTTAATGTTCTGTTTTGTGGCTTCTATGCTCTGTTGTGATTTGTTGCTAGAAAAACTAGCTTTATAAGCTACATCAGCCCTCTTTAACTCGTTTGTTAGCTCATTGAGTTTAATACGATATTCATCTAATGCTTTAGGATCACCACCCACATTAGATAAACTTGTTTTTAACTCATTAAACTTTTCTTGAAATTCTCCATTAAAAATAGGCGACTCTTTCCACTTTGTTTCTAAGGTGGTGAGATTTTGCGTAAGTCTAGCTACATTATTTTCTGTTTTAGTAGAGGTAGCTGACGATTTATCGGCAGAACGAGAATTGGCTAATCTAAGCTCTTCCCTACCAATGTTTATTAATTCGTTTTTTTGTCTTTCAAGTTCTTCTGTAATCAGTTTCTTCTTTTTAAGCTGCTTCTCATCATAAGAAACTCTGCTCTCAAGATTTTTAATCTGTCTTTTTAGCTCAACATTTTCTTGCTCGCCAGCATTGACCTGTTGCTTTTTAAGTTTATTAATCTGTTTGATCTCACCAAACATCTTATTGTAATAATGAGCTTGCTGTTGTGCCTCAGAATTATCAGATTTTTCAAGTAACTGTAAACTCTTTATTTCTGTTTCTGCTTTTTTAACCGAAACAACTAACTCACGATATTCCTCAGACCATTTTTTATTGCGTCCAAAATTCTCCTCGGTATCTTTTACCTTAGTTAATTGAGTGTCTAAGCCTTGAATTAAATCCACAATTTCTTGTGGCTGATTTTTCAGCTTAGAAAAGTTATTTGAAATTTCTTGTATTGTGGCAGGCATTTTTGCCAAAGTGTTTTCAGCATTTGTTACTTTATTAAATGAACTTGAAGTAGTATCAAGATTTTGCTTAATCTCGTTTGCAGTAGTCTTGAGAGTGTTAAACAAACTATCAACTTCCGCAACTGAGCCACCTTTACCAAGGTTGTTAATAGCATTATTAACATCTGCGATTTCCTTAGTAAGCCCTGTCTCAATACCCGAATTTGATGACTTAAACTCGGAAAGAAGTGTTGTGTATTTTGACTTAGCCTTATCAATATCCGCAATCAGTTTTAAGATACCCTTTTCAGAACTGCTACCCGATAGATAGTCAAATGACCCATTTGTTTCGTTCAGAGCATATTTCAATTTTTCAACTTGACCTGTTAAGCTTGTAACTTCTGCCGCAATTTGAGTGACTTCACCCGAACTATCTTTAGTCCATGAAAATGTCGGATTGCCAAACTGACTCAAAACTTTTCTTGCATTTTCAATAGTTTTAACAATATCTATCTGTCCGTCTTTATTAAAACCTGCCTTGAAAGTTTCCGCAAGAGTTGTGTCAATATTCTGTATCTCATGCTTTATATTTTTAACAGAGCTAGTTACCTGTTTTTCAGCAACCTTTATACTATTCTGAATAGAGGTCACATTTAAACCACCAATATCTATTTTTAGATTTTTGCTGATTGTAGCAAGTTGAGATTGAATCTTCTTTTGTGTTTTACTCAAGTCCAACTCACCAATGATTTTAGTATGAGCTTTATTATCATTTGCAAGTACATTATTTAATTTAGGTATATCGTCCTTAACTTTACTTGTGTCAAGTTCCACAGGAACTCGTATTTTTAAATCATCTGCCATTTCACTTCACCTCTATTCCTTGTCTTTTTAGTCCTTGTCTTAAAGCTATAACGTGATATTTGTTATCCCTTAAATCCTCTTTTGTGTTATACATAAACGGTCTAGCAACACCATAATACGTCCAATCTCCAAAATCGTACCCCCAACCAGTTTCAATGATAGGTGCTAATTCTTGACCTGCGTTGTCTGACTTAATCATTTTCCCTTGTACAAAAATATAAGGGTTAGCCATTGTGTTGTTTTCAACAACTAAAGTGTCACCTTCGATAGAAGAATTAATATTGCTAATATCCATTAAACCACCATTATCATATCGTCTTACATATTCATGTGGTAAATAACTATCGTAAACATCTCTTTCAATATGATCTAGCATAACAGTAGTAACAACCTCGGCAACATCTGTAAGCAGAGCGTAATCAATTCTTGTTCTTAGTTCTCGCTCTAGTTCTTTAAGGTTTTTTACAACCATTTATTCCTCACCACGCAACCACTTTACAACAAGCTTTAAATCCTCGTCAGCTTGCTCCTGAGAAACTTTACTATGTGTTTCTATCGTAACTTTGTCACCATTTCTTAAACCAAGGCTACAAAGACCTATAATTGATTTACCATTGACCGTTCTATCTGTTGTCAGATTAATCACAGAGGGGCGTGCCTGTGTAAAATACACAAACCTATGAATATTCCTAGCATTAGGAACTATCCCAAGTGTTATTTCCTGTTCTGCAAAGAACATATTAGTCACCGTCCTTGTTGTTTGAAATTGTAATTTTATTTGCTACATCATTGTTATTCATAAGTGTCTTTAATGCTTCATTTAAACTCTCAGTGTCAATATCTTTCGTAGCAACACTAATCTGTTCTATCATTTCTTTTGCTTTGTTTGCAAACTCTGTTACAGCTATATTAGCCATGCTCATAACCTTTTCAGCCGCTTTGTATCTAACATTCATGTCAATACCGCTGTCAATAGCTATACCAATTAAGTAATACTGATCTTCGTCAATCGACTTCCAATCAATATTATTATATTCCCTATTCAACTCTCCACTATCATAAATCTCCGCAATATCGTCTGATAAAAACTTATGCTCTCCGTAAAGAGTGAGCGTATAATATTCACGCAAGATATCTTTATATCCTGCTCCGTACTCAACTGTACCTTTAACTACATTATTTATAAATGCCTGCATTTCCGCAAAACTAAGCTTATTTTTCATTCAATTTTCCTCCATTTTCTTGCGTTTCTTTCTGCGTTTCTCAGTTTCTTACACTCATCATAATCAATCCACCCACCAAACTTTTTGGCATAAGTAATCCACTTATATGTAATATCTGGATAGCAATACCAAAACAATTTACGTTTAAGTATTGCCACTGAGTCTGGCATACCTTTTGTATCTATAACTTCAGTGACACCATTTTTATAAGTAACCACGAAATCAGCGACATATTTAATTGGCAACACAGTTTTGCCATCGTGAACGAACTTCGGTTGCAGTTCATATGGTTTCTGTAACTCATACGAAATCACTTCACCGCTTTCCACTAAGGGACAAAGTACATCACGATAATATTTCATTTCTAACACTGAGTCGAAAATAATGCCATTATAACTACGTTTTGATTTGTCTTTATCTACATTAAACTTGCTTCTATCTGTCATTTCTACCTCTTTAAAAAAAATAAGGGCGGTCAATACTTATCATAATAACCGCCCTTTCTATTTTATTTAGTTTTTTTATTTATTGTACTATTTTTAAGGTTTGTAATATCAGCCAAAACATTATAGACCGACTCTTTATAATCTTTCTTTTTTAATGTTTCGGAAGTAATACCAATATTGGCAAGAAGTTTTCTTGCTTCAACCTTGGAAATGACTTCGTGCATATATTCTTCTATGATTAAATATAATTGATAACAAGATGGTGTGTCCACATATCTCCTCCAACTATTTATTTTATCACATTTATTACACGCATAATATCCATTACCACAAATAATACATTCATGGTTGTTTTCCATAAATTAATCCTCTGGAATAACAAATCTCAGAAGCTGACCCTCGTCACTACAATAGTCCTTCAGAGAGTCAATAGTAAATGGGAAGTCGCCTGTTTTGTCAAGCGGTATCTGAGTCTCAGGAGAAAGCTGTGAAGATGCCACGACAACCCAACCATGATATTCAATATTTTTATCACAAATATCTGTAAAGATTGATTCAAGCCAAAATTCACCTGATTTTGGCATATCATTCGTACTCTTTGTAATGTCAACTGCATTTTCAGACTCATATGTATAATATACCTGAATAGTCATTCCTTCCTTGATAGCAGTATCTGTCGGAAGTGTAATTTCTTTCTTAGCCGCATCAAGTGAAAATTCCTTTTCTGAATTTACCGCTGCATATTTGTAAGAAGCAACCTGTTCCTTCCTTTCATTGAGCAGATAAATGAATGATATTCCACCCACAGGAACTTTACTCAGAGTAATCTTTGTTATGTCGCTACCCACCTTAATCTTCTCTCTTTTAGGAATGAGAATTTTGTTAGTAGAACTTGCAACGTTCTTTTCTGTACCCCACTGAGCAGCAAGAAGTGACAGCGTAAGGAACGATGTATTACCTGTAATCTGAACTGTATCAGCGTCATAGTATTTTGCAATTACAGCACCTGTTGCATCTGTCTTATCCTGTGAAGTAGCATTGGTCTGAATGTTTACATCTTTCAAATCTTCAAGAGTCCAAAACAGCACTCCGTCAGTAGGCGAAAACATCTGACCTGAAATAGCTTGTTTAAAAAGCAATTTGTCTGGATTAAACATATTATTTCCTCCTTTATTTTCTATTATTTCCGTTACCATGTACGGAAACAATTTAATTCTTCTTTATTCTTAATGTCCTTATAATAAATAGTACCGCTATACAAACCTGTGGTAAGCTTCTGTGCTTGATTTATGATTTGATTTCTTAAAAGACAATCATAAAAAACATTAATAGGTAACGACCAAACTGTGTCCCAGTTGTATTTAAACCCTTCAATATTTGTTAATGTTGAAATATATGGCAACAAAATAGAACGAAATTCTTTTTCTTGATACTCACCCCTAGCTAATTGTCTTTCAAGCTTGTCTAATTCATATTGTAATCTCCATTTTCGGGTATGTTCATTTCCGTCTTTAATATTGTTATCAGCGATATTAAGCATTTTCCTGAAATATTCAGTAAGCAATTCATAATCTGCTTTACCTATTTGAATATTGTTATAAACATCAAATAAAATAATATCACCGCTATTCGTGTCAATATAGCGTTTCATCTTACCAAAATCAATATTACGGATTATAAATGAAACATCAGTTAGCAAATGATTTTCGACAATATCACAAAACAAGTCAAAACTATCTACTGAGTTAAAATCAATACCCTTGCTCCAAAGATATAGCCTTCTATCATATGGAGTTGAAATTATGTCAGACACAATGACCCAAAACTGTTTTTCACCTAGTTTTGACTCGTCTGAAATCTCGTCCAAAGTTGGGTTGTGAATTTCAAACTTGCCTAACATAAATGTTTCTTTTTTATTACGATAAATCGAAAGCTCGTCCATAACTAATTACCCTCACATGGATTTATCGTAAGTTCTTCACCTTGAAATATTAAGGTACGCCTTTTATAAATAGGTGACAAATTATCTGGTACGTCCGAAATAAGTTGTATTCTATTGCCACTCCAACCATCTGAGTTGTTAAATAACTGACCTAATAATTCAGACACATAATCCATTCTAGTTTTGGAAATGCCAGCTTTGTTAAGTCTCATTTTATCTTGGTGACAAATTATTTGGATTATCATTTGAGGATAACCCTTAAATGCCCCCCATATTACTTTTGGAACTGAAACTTCAATGTTAAGGTACAGTTCTACATCAGTTTGAGTGTAAGGTATGTATAAAAAAGGGTATATATTAGAATACACAATATTTTCTAATTCTTCCTCGTCCTTTTCAAATAAATCTAATATATTATCTTGTGACAATATCATAGAAATAGCTTTATTTTTCCATTCCGATATAACAGAATTTATTGGCATTTCACACACCTCCCACTATATTAATTAATAATTCAGACAAAACATCATCAACTGTACAAACCAATTTAAAAGAGCTACCGATTAAAGCATTGTTGTTTAAACACTTTATCTTTACCTTATTTTCATTTACTGTCATGGCAATAAAATCTTGTTGTTTATCAAGTAATTTCAAAGACCAAGTGACACTCTTATCTGTTTTTGCAGTAAATGTTTTAACTGTACCACCACAACGAATTTCTGCATTACCACTGTAAGATATTTCAACAGGTTTGGTTGCATTATTGGGTTTAAAGTAGTCACATAGCATAAGGTCAATTCTATCTGTCTGCGGATTATATTGACTCTCTGACAAGATAATGTGCATACATCTGCCATTTCCAAAAGAAAAGCTGACAGTATCAGGTCTAGTAATTCTGTAAGGTGTAGGCTCTTTGTCATTATAATCAATGAAAAAACGCTTATCATGAGGAAAATATTTCGTTTCCTCGTCAAGCGAAATGTACATCATCAACTGATCGTAACCAATGGTAATTACTTTTGTCTCATTTGTACCCGAATTATACTGTGAAGCATTTTGAATATTACACGGCTTATAATGAACTATGCCGTTTTCGTCTTGCCACTTAATAACGTAATTACACAAGTACAAAATAGATTTTTCATACAGCTTGTTGTTTGTAGGCTCGGTCAATATTAGCCAAATCTTATTATCGTATTTAATGTACTTATAGTCCGATATTGTACTAATATAGGTTAAAACCTGTCTTTGCCAAGCTTGTGTTGGCGTGTCAGGTATTTCATTTTGGATTATGCCCTTTGTAGCAAATTCATTTTCAAAATTCTCACCGTTAAACACTCCACTGCACAGAATAATATCATCTTCAATAACGCTATCCTCTAAAACGTCATTAAATGACATTTTACTATCAAACAACAAATCTAGTTTTTCAGAACCTTCCGTATAATACGGTTGCTGGATTAAGTACCATTCTTTACTCATTCAACCACCTCAATTATACGCAGTATCTTTAAGTTGCTCATAAAGGTCAACTATTTTAAAGTTCACCCAATCAATCTCAACTTTAGCTTGTCTTTTGTCACCCTCTGAGTTGTTTATTGATAAATCCTTAGAAACTATGTTGCTGCGTTTGACAATTTTGCTATATTGTCTTTCACAATAAAATCTCTTTATTGTATAGCCCAATATATTAATAACTATCTGATTTAAAACAATATCATTTCCGTCAATATCAGTAAATATTCTTTTCTCATTATTAAAGTAAAGTTGACTAATTTGAGTTGAAAACTCACCACAAGCCATTTTAAACCACTGGAAAACAAGGTCGTCACTTAACGCAACCCTTTCAAGAAATGTGGACTCAAAAACAGCGACCACATCTTCATAGGTAGTAGCCATTTTAACCACACCCTTTCTTAAAACTTATAGCCTGAAATATTTTCTATTTCGTTACGCTTATAAACTGCCACGTTATCAATTCCAACTTCTTTGGCAAGTGGAATAATCATTTTCTTATCGCCTTCAGTAACTACAAGTCTTGAGAGTTCAGCCATAAAATCAGCCTTATTGCTAATGCCAAGAAGTGCCTTTACACTGTCAATATCAAGAATAACAGGATCATTATTATCACTCTCGTCAAGTGAAAAAACGTATCTTCTTATATCCTCGTCAAGAATTTTCAGATAAGCGTTATTGCCAAAGCCGTCAGTACCACAGAACATTCCATTACCTTCCTGTATCTGAGCCATAACCTCTCCAACATTAAGCTGTGCAAATTTCTTTGCATTTGGTGGAATAGTAATATCTCTTTGTGTTTCCACAGCCCTAAAACCCAATTCCCAATTACGAGTGTTTTCCAAAAATACTCTATCGGTAAGCTGAATTTCCTTTTTGGACTTTACTTCTGTAATATCGTTATTAATTGTGGCAGTAGTTGTATTTTTTCTTACATTTGCCAAATTTTTAATCTTCCTTTCAAATATAATAATAATGTGGCAAGAGTTTACACCCTCGCCACATCAATAATTATTATGTAATTAACCCTGCTTTGTAAGCAGACCAATTTCAAATTCTCTACCCTTTACAACGTCAGCACCAAGCTCCATATCGAAACGTGTCTTTACTGTACCTGTCTCAACATCATTGCCTGTCATAGTTGTAATACCGCCACGTCTGAAGATATTTACTGGAGAATTTGCGCCCTGTGCAATAAACCACAGATCATTTGGATTGTAGTATGTGTCAAAACCTGACTTGTCAGCAAGTGGCTTTGTGAAGTTATATGGGTTCTCAAGTTCAATAAGAGCTGAACCCTTATAAAAACCATTAAGACCTGTTCTAGCAATCTCATCTACCTGTGTAGCATTGAAGAATGGAATTGATGTAGAGCCAACTGTCTTATAACCGTTCCAATCGCAGATACCAGAAATAAGTGAGAAGTCACCTGCAATACCAACCTTGCCAAGCTTTCTAACCTTATTTACCATACCATCAACCTGTGTCTGAGTTGGAGCAGAGTCGTACTCACCATAGAACTTTACATATTCAGTATTATTCTTCAGTGCAGACTTGATAACATCAAATACATAAGCAACACCCTTGTTGTTCATGTCGGTCTGTACCTGTGCCATTTCCTCTGCTACAGTACCACCAAAATTACCAGAAGCAAGCTCACGATAATCAATAGCCATACCAGAAGATATTGTCTGAGTTACGATTGGGTACTCTACCCACTTTCTACCTGCAAAACTTACATCAGAACCAGAAGCCTGAAGCCTAGCATCAAGACTCTCATAAGAATAAGTCTTAACTCTTGGCTGCTCATCATAGCCAATCTCACGATAGTTACCAAGGAAATTAAATACCTTCGTTGCCTCAAGAAGTCTTGGCTGTATAATATATTTTACAATAGTATTAATCTCTGCAACTGCTCTGCTATCGCCTGCAAGTGCCTGCTCACCAAGCTTTGAAATTCTTGAACGTACTGCGTCTACCTTCTGACCGTACTTTGATGTATCTTTGCCTGCAAAAAGAGCAGAACAAATCTCAACTACTTCGTTGAAAGCCTTTGCGTTCTTAACAGCAACCTCAGACTTATTCAGATTATTAAGTTCAAAAGAAGTATTAATCATTATTAAAACACCGTCCTTTATTTTACATTCATTAATTAAGCGTGTACAACGACTCTAAGTCCGTTACCGCCAAAACTTGTCTTTTCCACAATTTCAAGATACTCTGTATAACCAGAAACATCAGCACTCTTAGCCCACTTACCGTCAGTACCAACTACAAGTTTGTCGCCTACTGCGAGTGTATTGTAAGCTGTTGTTACAACTGCATCGTCCATATCAAAAAGATGTCCTGCAAGAGAAGCAAGAGTAAAAATGCGTGGAAACTCACCAACCTCAACTCTATAATCATTTGGTGTAAGTGTCTCAGGCTTATCAATTCTGTTCATTACAACTGCAAGACCAGCCTGCTTTGCAGTTGTTGCGGTTGGCAGAGCAACAGCCTTTGTTTTAAGGTCATATGTAACAGCCATGCCGTTCTCAAGAACAACAGGTGTCTTGAGATAGCCAAAATTCTGTGCTACCTTGAAATCACCAATATTTGCAAATTTAATCATTTAAAATTCCTCCAATCGTATTTTTATACAAACAGATTATCAATATCGAGTTTATCATTCTTATCGTCATCGTTGTCGGTATCTACGCAACCAAATATGTCAGCGGCAAAATTGTTCTGAGAATTAATCTCAACAGCCATTGCCTTTTCCTTCTTCTTTATCTCAGCGCCAATGCAAGCGTTGATTTCTGTAACAATATCGTTTACCTCGATACCACAACCCATAGGATCTGCGTTAAACTTGTCAAGCTTATCCTTTGCCATGTTCTTTTCATCATCTGAAAAATCTCCAAGAGCTGAATTGAGTTCTGCAATCTTTGCAGACTTTTTAAGTTCATTCAATTCTGCTTTCATTGTTTCAACGAGTCCGTTAAGTTCATTAATCTTCTCGTCTTTCTGACAAGCATTTGTTTCGGCTGTTGCCTTTTCATCTGTAAGAGTTGCTATCTCGGCATCTTTTGTAGAAATAATCTCATTCATTTCAGCAATCTTACTCTCATAATCTGCATTTTTAGTATTGAGTTCAGTAATCTTATTCTCAACAGCAGAAATAATCTGATTAAGTGTCTTTTCGTCCACTTTCTCGTCCTCCTTTATCTTTTGATTTAGTTCTATCAGTATTGCACTATCGTCACTAGGCTCGACAGTTAAAATGCAATATCCACTATAGTCATAAACTTTTGGTACTCTACCTTTTTCGACAGGCTCTCCGTCATACACTATTTTATTTTTGCCTTTACCAACAAATTCAACAGAACCATATATTGTATCACCATCGTTAATTTTGTTTTCAAGCCATTCAACAAAATGTGGATAACGTTGCTGATTAATATAGCCCTCGGCAATAAGAACTTTATGTTTCTCACCATTAATCTGAATATCTTCAATAGACCAACCATCAGCAGAACCTACTTGAACAGAATTTTCAAATAATGGCATATTGCCATCTTGACCTGTCATTCCATGGTCGTATGGAATATCTTTTTCACTATCCAAAAATGTTGCACAAATAGGCATACCAATAATACTATCTGCGTTGTCTCTAACATATTGCTCATTGTAACTAATACCATTTTTGTTATAGTGATTACGGTCTTGATGAATTTCGTGCAGTACCAACTTTACACGTCTGCGACCGTCCGACCTCTTTGCTTCGCTTATTTCACAATGAAACACTAACTTTCACCTCTTTTCTGACATAAAATAAACCTAGTCACTAAACGCAACTTAGGTTTTAGTTTGTTGAAGGTTTTGGTTGAGCGTTTCCATTTAGATTTTCGCTCATTATGCTATTTTCGTTTGTCTTTTCAGCTACCTTACTTCTACCACCATTTGAGTGGTCTGCACTATTTGGTTCACTATCTTTGCTACTCATAGTATAACTCGTCTTATGCGTTGGATATTTATTTTCCCAATCATTATCTAGTTCATAATCCATAAGTGACAAGTATACATCACTATCCCAACCAGTGCTTGCAATCCAAGCTGTTAAAGACCCCTTACCTCTAGCATAAAGGTCGGTCATATATTTAACCTGTTTATCTCTATTTACAAAAGTAACAGGTAAAATAGCACACTCCATATAAAGCTTTTTATCCTTAATGATATTGGCGTTAATACATTTATTTAATTCCATAACAAACATATTTATCCAATCATATACATTTCCTGCGACCAACTCCAAATTCAGTGTTGCAACAGCATAGTTTCCTGTACTATTACCGTCAAGGACACTACTAGCAATACCCAAATCGGCAGGCACTTTCGATTTATTGGCATTTTCATTCTTTTCATCAAAAATAGAAGTGTCAACTTTTATATCATTTAATTTTGTACCTGCGGCAAGCGAGAAAAATGACTTGCCATATTTATTTTGTCTTTTAGTAATAGCATCTTTAACTACCTTATGTTGGTTTTTCTGCTGGCTTTCCGTCAAAGTGCAACGTCCGTCTTTTGCTTCAGGAAATGTTTGATATATAATTTGATTGTTCAACTGATCTAATACATTTCGCTTTGTAGAAGTGAAATAATCTGCGTACAATACATCGTCCAACGCACAAATCATTAGTGGAACACCATAAGGATTAATAGCCTTACAGTTAATTTTTGTCACCATTGTATTATCATTATTTAAAACTTTCCATGGCTTAATATTATTGTGAGTTGAATGTTTACTATACGCTTCTCGAATTTCTCTTGGGAAAGCCTGTAGTTTTCTTCTTTTGTCGTCTTCTGCTATACCGTCAAAGTATCTTAAATCAAAAGCAACAATAGGTGAACCATTCTTTCTGCCAACTATACGACAATAGTCAACAGGCAGATTAATAATGGCACATTTAATCCCCAATTCATTAATCTCTACAATGTTTAAAGTATCAATATCATCAAGATACTTGTCAGCAAATACGGACTTTGTAATCTCAAAGTATTTAAAGTCCATTCCCTCAATCATATCGTTAAACAAATTATCTCGAATGACTTCCTTATATCTTATTGTGTCAAGAGTTTGTTGCATTAGCTGTCTTGCGTTTTCAAATTTCTTCTTGCGTTTAGTCTTTGACTTTGAATAAACCACCTTATCCAAGGTGAACATGGTTTTAAGATAGTTGATAGAAGTCATAACAGAGCCATTTTCATAGTACGCCCACCGACAAATTTTGCGAATATTTTTTATATGTATTTGCGGATTATGAGCAAATTTCTTAATATCCTCAATATTGATAGGTAAATCTTCAATACAATCTTCAAAAAAAGATGTCATTTCATAAAAAGCATTTGACTCATAGGAACGCTCTTGTGTATTTGACATGGAGTTAGTTTTTGAAACACTTTCTGTTTTATCCCGATTGTTTTCAATAACATTTTCAGTATTCTCTACAATGTTCTCAGGCATAGCTTCACCTCACTTTCGTTTGTGTTTACATTAGTTGAATAAACAACAATAATCGTATTCATCGTTATTTATGTCTTGGGCATATTTATTAACGTACCACAACACATAGATCAATGCCGAAACTCTATCCTTATTTACTTTTTTTACAACTTGTTCAATAGTAATATTGCCGTTATTAAGATGTTTCATCTTTAAATTCGCAGCTTCTTCAATAAAAGCATCTGTCTCAATAAAAGGTCTAACTTTCTCGTCAAAACTGTCCCATTCATTATCGGTAAAATCATTATCTTGTCTTTTTTCAAGTAATCTAAGTTTGCCACTATCCACCATATCTATAAAAGTGCTTACAATTTCATTTTGCCAAGTCTGAGCTTTCATATTGTAAAGTATTTGTGGCGAATTAGGAACTTCTGGAACATTGTCATCATTGATAGTGTCCCAACAGCCCAAGTCCTTACCTGTAGAATTGTCAATCGTGTCTTTTAAAAGTTCATCAGCCAATCCAACACCAAGTCCATTAGCATCTAACACAACTACTTTAGCCATGTAAAGTTTTTGAACTTTTTTGATAATAGCAGCTTGGGCATTAAAATTAAGTACATTAGGAATATTAACAATATTCACCACATCAATGTAAATAATTCTCCCTTTATCCTTACTTCTAATTACACGCACTACAGCAATAGAAGATTGGTTATTAGAAGTTTTTTGGCTTCTTGCTACGTCAACTCCCATATAATATTCTTGTTCTGGATCTGAATTTTGTAAAACCGCTTCCGTTAGAGTACGGCAATTCATTAGTTTATTAATATTGACCAACGCACCGTCAGCACAGCCGACCCATTCTTGTTCATAGTTCTGAGCAAAGGCTACAACAGAAGAATTTTTCTTCTTTGAAAGTATTTTGCTTTTATTACTTCCCCTACCATACCAACACGGAAGTTGCCAGTTACTTCCCAAAACTATTTTACCCTTTAGATTTTCCATGTCATCTAACATTGAAATACTACGCTGATATTCGTCTGAACCCCTAAATCCTGCCGTTGTAAAAAAATGAATTTGCTGATTAAGTTCCATTGGGTCTACTATCGCAAGCCTACCAACCGTAAGTCTTGGAACTTCAACTACAGGCTCAAGGGCATCTTGAAACAGTACATTATTCAGCAATGCAGATTCCTCTATTTTTAACCTTCTACGTCTTTGACCCTTTGTGCTTTGAGCATTTGCAATAGCATCTATGGTTGCATCATTTTTGAACTCAATATAAGCATTTCCCTTTGAAAACCTAGCTTCTCTTATTTCGTCCTTTAAAAGTGGATATAATTTTACAATTTCATTCCACTTTGATTTCAATAAATCTGCCGCATTTTCTTTAGTCTGTGCAGAAAGAGCCAATTCAATATTCGGGAACAGCATTGCTACTACGACCATAGCAAGTACCTCGTCAAAAGTGTTATGACTTATAATTCCATTACTCACAAATGAATGTGTTTGAGGTAAATGAAAATCATATGTATCTGAAACAGTATGTTCAATATTAACAACAGGACTATAAAAATAATGAGTTGCATACAACTCGTTTAAGGTGTTATTTGCAACTCCCTTTTCGTTCAATAGAGTAATTAACCTATCTAATTTAGAATATGTTAAATCACATTCTCCACTTGCAATATGATTGAACTCCCTTGAAACGCTCCAATGTAAATTCAATTCATTAAGTACAGATTTAACTAATTCGTTCTGATATGGTATTATGTCCGTATTTGTATTATGTTTTTTATTGCACAACTTATCAAGTTTATCAGCCTTTTTCTTTAAACCAAAACCAATTTCAGATTTAAAAATACCAACATCGTTCCCCGATATGCAAATTTGATATGCTTTACCAAATTTACTTTTTGTTTTCTTAATACTTAGTTTAGAAACAATACCAAAATTCAGTAATAAAAAATGAACTTGATTTGCCAACTTTTCCGACACTGTTGTTAAAGATATAATTTTATTATCTACTGTACCATCTGTGTCAAATAAGCCTTGTAAAAATGCTGACACAACATCTTTACTAGCTGCCATTATAAATTTAGGTACTTTTTTATCATATGATCTACTATAATCAAATCCTATGATTTCGAGATATTTTCTTAAATAAGTGTCATTAATTTCATAATCGTAATTATTGCCACTTCTTTTTTTGACATCAACGTTAAAATATTTCTGCGTAATATTTTTAAACTTGTCTAATATCTCATCACCTATATTAGTAAAGATAATTGTATTTTTTGAAGTCATACAACCGTCTCCAATCAAATATCCGTAAATCAATGCTAATTGAGGTGTAATTCCATCTGGCATTGCTCTGATATTCAAATGTGAACGTGATTGTTGAGATAAGCTTTCTACATATGCACCAATTTCATTTTTATATTCAACTTTATTATTGTTACCCCAGATATTATTTTTACGATTGATAACCAAATAATCGCCAATCTTTATATCTTCCGTTTTTACAAAATCTACACTTCCATTTAATTTCATAACAAGTACTCTATGATTAGGGGTGGCTGTTACAGAATAACCTTTACTATCTGTCAGTTTTATAGTATTTTTTCTGCCATTATAAAGACCTAAAGTTGAACATTCTAAGTTGCCATATCTATTTACAACCCTTGCGTGTGTAGGATAATAGGTTTCTACATCGTTATTTTGATAATTAAAATATTCACCAATCTCTTTAATACCCTCATCGGTAAATAACATAGTATCTCCGCTTACGCATTTGCCATATCCACGGCTAAACGTTCCATACATACTCATAAATCTAACGTCACAACGCAAAAATATGCGTTGATCTAAATGCAGATTTAATCCACCTGTTTCAGGCTTCATTAAGTCGAGTAATAAATCAGGATACCACTTAGCCCAACTTATAAAAGTGTAATAATTATGTAGATTTTTACCAAATACACTATCACTTTTTTTTTCAAAATCTTTTATTCTTTGCCAGTTCATTACTTATCACCATTCTCATAATCTTTTGGCAGTTTTATAAACGTTTCAACAGAACTCCTATTTTTTTCTGATGTGTCATCAGTAAAAATACCATAGGGATCTCCATACTGAGAAATGTACTCATTCTTCATGTCGTCATAAAATTGGTATACTTCCTTGTACTCACACTTAGGTAATCCTTTTAATTTTCTAGCATAATTAATATAACACCATATTATAAAATCAGGAGCATCGTTAGGTTGGTACTTAAACTTAGGTAATATTTCAACAATATCAACCGCCTGTTCGCAAGCTTTTGATATTTCCGAAATACAAGTTACTCCACCTTGTAAATCAGCCTGCGTTAATTGTTTTGGGGTCAGCTTTGCTTTATCAGCAGCATCTTGGGCAGCTCTATTCCATTTATCAGCACTTCCAACATCTCCTGCCGCTGTAGCTTCTTCTTCTTTCACCTTGAAACGAACATAGGTTGCTAAAGCTTCCTCGTGTAAGTTTGTTTGAATTGAGTAGTTTTCTTTTAATTTATCAAACTTTTTCTTCATTTTTCGGTACTGTGATTTTGTGTACCCCTCGCCAAATAAGTCAGTAATATCGTTTGTAACAACGAAATCATCAACCATATTTACATATACTTCTTCGTTTCGAGGAAGTATATTGCGTTTTTCCGTTGTAGTTACTGCCTCAGTAATAGACTTGCCTTGATTAAACAAATTCATAGAGTCCAAAAAAGATAGTTTTGTATACTGTGGCAATGTCGACACATTTTTAAAATAACAACCTATAATATCGGTTCTACCCTTACCCAATTCTAATGATCTTCTTACTTCGCTCATAGCAGAGTCAAGAGCTTCTGGTATATATGGTTTATCCATTAACATTAGTTTCTTTTGGAACGCTTCTATATTTAAGCTTCCATCAGAATTATAAGAACCCCTTTTAACACAAGACTTGCATATATTTACCGTTTTGCCATCAGTAGAAATATTACTATTTCTAGTAGTATAAAATTGTGACAGTGGCTTTTCTTTGCCACATTCTGTGCATATTTTTGTACTTACAGGGGTTTTTACTTTTTTCCTTGGCATAATCAAGCCACTTCCTTTTTATTTATTAATTTTTCAAGTCTGACAAAGATTTATTATCTTCCTGCTTTACAATGCCGTCAGCAGTAAAATATTTTCCAAAATCATCAATGGCAGATTTGTCGTTGTAAATTTTAGTCATTTCCACACTGTTCCATGAAAAGAACTCTCTAACAACTTCACTAGGCAGATTATAATCACCAAGTAATCTTGTACATACATAGTGTCGCAATGAATGATAATAAAAATCCACACCTAATATTTCTGAAAATTCGTCCGTCCAAGTGTCAAGGCTTTCACGCTTCACATATGTATCTTTATCCTTTTTAACAAACACCCATTCAGAATCAATACCTAATTCTTCACGTTGTTTCCTCCATAAATCCAAATACTTATCAACTTGCAACATAACAAATTTATTAATCTGTTTGCCCAACTTACCTCTGCCTTTAGACCTAATTTTGTCTGTTTTGTAAAGACAATCAAATACAATGTGATCTGGCTGGAAATATTCCATACGCATTTGTAAGAGTTCTGACTTTCTCATTCCCGAATATGCTGCTATCGCTACGCTACACGCCTTTTCATATTCTTTTCTTTCAACCAATGTGTCAAGCAAATGTTCCACTTGTGCATCAGATAAAACTGTTTTCTCTCTGACAGACTCATTTGCAGGAGACTCGATTTTCCTAATTATTGGTCTAAAATCCTTAAATTCCTCCTCATCGTCAAGAATATTTTCAATAAAATTACTCATTGAGCTTAAAGCGGATTTAACACGTCTTATTCTTTTGGGCGACCACTTCCACTCATTTATAGCGTAATTTTGAAACTTTGCAATTTCACGCTTTGTTAGTCTTACAAAAAATTTATTGTTATTATATTTCAAGTTCCATACGAAAAATATATATAAATCTGATTTGTAGCTAGTAACTGTTTTTGGAGAGCGGTCAATAGAAGTCAGATAGTCGAGAAAATCTTCCATAAGAGAAACATTATCAGGGTTAATTTGAGCAATATTTTCCTCGTTTGTGATTTGGTTATACACTGTACTACGAGCCATTTCAAACTCTCCTTTCTTCTTGTATTAAACTTTCTTTTAAATGTCGCTTTTAGCACTTATTCTTCATTTGGGGTTTCTTTAAAGTGTTACCCTCGCACTTAATCTTCTTTATTTCGCCCGTAAGGGCTTGAATTTTGTTTTTTGAGTAATACAAAATCCACAAAACCATAACTCAACAACTCGCTGTTTTTCTGTCTTTAATCGTCTTTTGGAAACAACAAACCTCACCGACCACCTTTTTTTTACAAGTTAGCCCTCTTGTACATTTATACGGCATTAAAATACCCCTCACTGGGACACATTGTTAAGAGGTGCGTGAGGTTGAATTACTTTGTAATTAAAACTAAGGATAGTCAACAAAACTTTGTCAACTATCCGTGCAAAAATCTCGTCAGATTTTTTCATTTAAAAGACTCAACGTGGTACGCATTTTTAAGAGGCGTGTTGAGTTCTGTTTTTGGCTGTCAGAGTGAGACTCGAACTCACAACCTCCGCATTAACAATGCGTTGCTCTACCGATTGAGCTATCCGACAATATGCAGGATAACGCTTGCTATCCTGCAAAATATAATAAAAGGAGTTGTATTTAACTACAAATTATTCGCTAATTGTAAAACCAAAATAAAGCTTTGGGACATAATCTTCTTCAGTAAAATCCTTGCCGACAAAATCTCGCTGAACGAAAACAATACTCTCATCACCAACAATTATTGGCTTATCGTCACGTCTTGCTCTTTCACAGAACAACTCATTTTCAAAAGTTGAAACAACAAATTCGCCACCATATCCGTTCCACTCAGGCGGATCAAGAGAAATGGAATTAATTTTAGTTTTATCGTCAAATGATAAAAATTTCTTGATAATCTTACAAGCCAACTTGTAGTCACATAAAACACTAAAGCCCTCATTTTCCAGATATACATCTATAATATCCTGCATGAAAGTATCAAAATCGTTATAACTCTTTTTAATCATCATAGTATTCACCTACTTTACTTTTATATCATAGTTGGCAATCTTGCCAAATTCATTATCAAATATAAACAGGCTTGCACCTGTGTCAGAAGTCTTACCTAAGGACATAGCATAGTCATCAGTACCTACCATAGAGCGTATTGTAAGCACCTCTGAATGTTTTGCATTTTCCTTTGAGGTCTGATGATGTACATGACCTGCCAAAACATAATCAATGTTTGTATTGTACGCTCTTGAAAAAGAACTCGTGCAATTCTGTAAATCCTTTACTTCGCCATGACAACCAAGCACGTTATAACCCTCGACATCGCTAAAGCAAAAGCCTGTTTCATTCTCAATTATGTTTACATTTCGATTATATTTAAGTCTTTCCCTGATGAAAGCAATAATCACCTTTGCCATGTTTTCATCAGGAAAACTATTCTTAGGCTGTCCGAGAAGTCTAAGTTGTGAATGATTGCTGTCCTTAACCATTTGGAAATTCACTTTCACATATTGCGAAAGATCATTGAGCCAATTGGCAAGAAATTCAGCATACTTTATTGCCGAATCTATAACACCATATCTAAGGTGCATAAGCTGAGAATTTAATCTGAGAAGTCCTGATATACTGTCTCCAAGTTCCCAAACATTAATTTCTGCCAAGTCCTCTTTAGCAATAATGTCAACAACTTTTTCAAGCATATTCCACATTCTGCGTTCAAATATCTCTGGAGAATATTCGTTTATTACATTGCCAAATAGGTCTTTTATGCAAAACTCTACGCCAAAGTGGCAATCAGTAAATGCCAATATCGCAGATTTGCCATTATCTACTCCCGACAAATAATCAGGAACTATAATAGGGTCTATATCAGAAATTGCATTGACTATTTTTTCAGTTATCAATTCATCTCGTGCATTTTCTCTAAGCCACCTATTATTCTCCAACTTCTCTGTTTGAAGTTTGTATCGCTCTTTCTTTAATTCACGAATCTGATCTTGAATTTCGTTAAATGTGTTTTCTGTATCTGCGAAAATTTTCTGATTTGCATTGAACATTTTCTCAAAGCATTGGAATTTTTTGCGATAAGTTGACTCACCAAAATCAGCGTTAAGTAAATTATTTAAAATATCCCTAACATCATTCCAAGTGCCTATTTTTTCTTTTTCTTTACAAATCCTAAATATAAGCTCGTCATCAGACTCACCTTCAAATCTTTTATATGTAGAAATAATTTATTCCTCCCACTAACAGTTAAGCAATTTCATCTGTCTGGTTTACAGACAGCTTTACTTCCTGACCGTTGAAATCTGACATAAGTTCCGCAAGGGCAATTTCGCCCTCAATATCTTCAACGCTAAATGTTATTTTTTCGTTCTCTATGTTTACAACGCCCTGTACCGACAGAACGTTCTTTTTTGTTATTTTAGCCATTTGCTTTAATCCTCCAATTCGTCAGCCCAAGTTGACACCCAACCTCTATGGTTAGTATGTAACTCGCAAATCTGACAATGTTCTTTTCCTGAAAAATGATTTAGATATTTCTCAAATCCACTTGCCTTATGATTAGGTAAATCAATCTGTCCTGTATGCCCTATACAAATTGTCTTGCAGTTTTCGCCTACTCTTGTTAAAGTCTTTTTAAGATTGTCAAAAGTCGCATTTTGCGACTCGTCAATTATAATAACTGCGTCCTTAAAGTTGACGCCTCTAAGATAAACGTCCGTAAGAGGTTTGATATAACCTTCTTCATACTTCTCAGAAACAAGACTATTTGTACATACAGCCGTAAATGGGTTTATGCCAAGTGTCTGTAGTGCATTATAGAGTGGCTCATAGTAAACCTCACTCTTTGAAGTTACATCACCGGGTAGAAAGCCAAGCCTACCCTCTGCACATGGCGAAACAATATAAATAATCTTTGAGAACATTTGATACTGCACAAGTAAATTTGCTATACCAATGGCAATGGTAGTTTTGCCACTTCCACTTTTGGAATTACAGAAAATAATATCATTGTCCTTGTTCCAAATTGCATTAGCAAATTCTTCTTGTTCTTTATCTAATTGTAGACTATAAAACAGATCACCATCAATTTTTTCAGGTGGGTTATCATACGAGGTTATTGTATTATTATTTTTCTTACCCATGATAACACCGCCTAATTAATTTCATCAAACGATGTAACGATCTTATCGACCACCTTGTACTTTACAAGTTCATCACGAGATAAATACCAATCTTTATTTCTATTTTTGTTGAAAGTCTTTTCGTCAATGTCCGTCCTTGCAAGGATATATGACTTCATACCCTCAAGCTGTTTCTTATAATTTTTCTGAGCTTCCTCAATTTCAGCAGCACTACCCTGAAAAGCAGCAGAGCCTTGATGAACGAGCATTTGGCAATGTTCAAACGCATATCTACGCTTGCCGGCAAGAAAAATAAGAAAGCCTGCACTCATAGCAACACCCATGCCAACTGTAACGATAGGAATATGACTACTCTGTATTAGGTCACAAAAATAATTTGCCTGTTCTATATCTCCACCATAACTATGAATGAAAATAAATATTGGCTTTGGATTTTCAATTTCTCTTTCTTCCATGTTTATCTGAATAATAACCTTGCTTAATTCAATGAGGTTATAAAACTCGTCTACCTCGTAATCAATAAAAAATGTTCTGTTTTCTCTTGATTTCCAATAGTTATACTCTTCAGGCGTAGGATATTTTCCCTTATCCAAACTATCCACAATGGAAATTGGAAGTTCTTCTGTTACTGTCATAAAAAATAAATTCCTTTTCTAAATAAGTTAGTGGGATATACCCACCCTTACAGACGTACTGTAAGATATTTTTTTAATCAGCTCTGTACTTGGCAAGCAGATTAACAACCGCAGATGTTTCCTCTGCGTATCTCTTACCACGATTAGAGCCATTGTTTTTCAGACGGCACGTTTTGAAAATCTTAACATTCTTAATGTTCTGACGAAGATAATCCGCCTCGTCTTTTGTGACGAAAATCATGTGTAAAATAACCACCTTTTCAATTTTAATTTTGTACACAATGCCCATTGAATATTGACTTTTTGTGTGTTATAATGTATTGTGGATAAGTATATTTATTATCTATATCCATAATAAGAAATAACACCGTAAAATAAAAACACCTCGCAAACCCTTTGTTATTGGGCGTTTACGAGGTGTTTGGCTATTTTCTATTTAAAACGAACTGGTCTTTTCTCGATAGTTTTTATTTATCCTGCTTCTTTCCTTTTTATAACATTCTTCACATCTAATTTTTCGACTTTGACTATCAACCACAAACTCTTTACCGCAATCACAGCAGGTTAAGACCTTGGTTTTAATTTTTTTATAACCTTTACAATTTTTACAGTACAACTGACTATTTGATCTCTTATAAAATAGCCTTCCACAATTTTCGCAACGTGCGTATTTTTTACCTCTATACAGCATATATTCTTTGCCGAGTTCTCTCATGTCGGTAATTTTTAGCACTATTGGAGAATTATCATCAATAAACTTTACTTTAAGATTTGTATTTCCGACAGCAAATGCTGGTTGTAACATTCCTGCTTTAACCAACTTATGTATCATCATTTCTTTTTCATATTTAGTTTTATTAACACTAGACAGAGAAAATAACATCTTGTGACTAGCACAAACCCAATTATTATTCCTTGCGTTAAGAATGTTTCTATATTTAGCAAGACACAATGCTGTGAAAGCTATTCTCTCAACTGGTGGGCTTTTAAGTCCTGCTATATCTTCGAGTTCCTTTTGTGTTGCGCCAATGTATTCAATATTAATTGGTGGATTATTACGTGTTCTATCAACTTGTCTTTCAACGCTTTTCTCCCAATCAGAAGGTCTGTAATTTATACCTGTTGATTTGATAAAATCAGTTAGTTCAGTAATTATTTTAGATTTTTTATACTTCATTACATATCGGTAATATTTAGCCAACAAAAACAATGATTGTGACGGTTTTACACCTAAATCTTTACTTTCAATTATTCTTTCTGCCTCGGCAATTTCATTTAAGAATATATCCATTTACACACCAACCTTTCTTGTGGCTTTTTTATATTTTGTTCCACCATACTCAATATCTCCAGTTTCATCGGGTACATAATAAGACATCTGCCAATCATTTAATCTTAAAAGATTTTCAATAATAGTGTCACCACAAATATCCCATACAAATTTCTTAGATTTCTCTGTTTTATAGCATATATCAAGCAATATATCACACAACACAAATTCATCTGTGCAAATCTCAGAACATAACTTACGATAATTTTCTGTCATTATCATCTTGTCATTATCAATTTGTTCTTTGTCGAAACGTTGTTTTTTAGACAACACCATATATTGAGTTATATCCCTTGTATAATTCTCGTACATTTTTTTCAATTTTGGATAGTCAGAGTATTTATCATTTTGCCTGCATTGCATAACTTTATAATCAAATCTAGCTGACGATTTAACTTCCGTATTATAATTTTCAAAAGCCAACTCAACAGCCCTACAAATACGATTCATGGTACAATCATTAACACTGACAGGCATTTTTTTGTAATACCAATCCAAATACTTTAGCTGATCTTCCGTTTTATCTTTAAGAACCTCTAATTCGGAAATCGTCATGCCAAATAAATTTATACATTGAACATTATTATTTTCAATATAATTTTTATATTTTGACATTTCCTGCGGATATATGTAACACATAAAATATGGTTTCTTATCAGCAATGATTGTTTTGTTAAATTCCTTTGCGACTCTTTCCTCGTCACTATCATTATCATTGTAGTTTAATGCAAATCTGTTGTACCACGCCTCAGGCATAGGCTTGGATATAATACCTTTTGCCTTGTCTATCGTGTTCTGCTGGATAAGCTGACCGCACATAATACGATAATCTAGTATTTTGTATTCTTTGCTTTCTTTTGGGTATTTTACCTGAACATCGTACATTGCGGTTATCCTATTTGTGACCTTGCCAATTTCTTCACCAAAGCTGTTATAATTAGCCTGCATTAAATTGGACTCACAAATAATTTCTTTATTTGCCTTTTTTTGGGCGCACATAATTGTTTTAGTAGGTCTTGTATTTCTCAACAATATTGGATTGTCTGTTGTTATAAGACAATCTCCGTCTTTATCAACAATTTCTACCCTTGTTTTCACAATACTTTAACACTAATTTAATAGTGGGTTTAGACTATTTCATTACCCTATGTTAATTCATAGGTGTTAAGGATTTCTCCGTATTTGGCACTTCGATTTAAAGGTTTTTCACCTACTGAGAATTTCACTCAGCCCTACTCCTATTGTACATTTCAGTACCGAGGGATAGTCGTTCAACTTTTCTTACTATTTTTTTATAAGACTTAGCACGAACATTGTCATAGGAATTAACTCATAGTTTTAATTATTATTTTCGATTTTGTTTATCTTTTGAAAATAAAATCCCAAATAAGGACTATTTTCTTTTATAGCCAATTTAATATGGTTGTAAATAGTTCTAGCTTTACAATTTGTATATTTATTATTAATTAGGTATTCAACCGTTTCACCAATAAATTTGAATGTATGTATTTCGCTATCTTTAATCATCTCAACAGGAATACATCTACCATTTTGTTCTCTCGGTCTTGATTGGTTGGTTTTGCACAATTCAGGGTGTTCTTGATAAAAATTATGCAATTTATGATTTCCATAATTATAATTATCTTTACCACTTCTACCTTTATAATGACCTAATTTTTTACTATGTTCTATATTTTGTTGGTGCGTACACCATTCTAAATTTTCAACTATATTATTTTGTCTATTACAATCTTTATGATTTACTTCTGGATAATTATTAGGATTTGGGATAAAATGTCTAGCAACTAAGATATGAACTGCAATACACTTTGATACCTTATTAACATTTAATTTTGCAGCAACATATCCATCGATGGTAAATCTTTTGTCCATAATTCGTTCCTTCCTTATTTGAACAACTCCATCACTTTTCACAACAGACCTTTCCAAGCTTTTTACATTGCCTAGATTACTAATCTGATAATATCCCTCATATCCTTTTATATCTCTCCAAATTTCTTTCATTACTACACTCACTTTCCTTTTAGACAGTGAGTTAATTCCCTTAGATTTTGTCGTTAGCACAATTCCTAATTATCATTTCCTATAATTCCTAAACGTGAATTGTACACCCTACATTTGTAGGTTCACCAAATTATTCAAATTGTATTACTACAATAGGGGGCATGATCTTTACCCGTTCAACGCTGCTGCCATACTGTCATGACAGTTGACAATATTAACAGTTGTCATGTATTTGTACCATTCAGACATCATTTTATTGTCTGCAACATTCATGACCCTAATATTATTATGACAACTCATCGGCGCTCTGAAACAAACAACCCTATCAGACCCATAGTCAGACCAATATTTTGAATACATTTCTCCAGCTTTAAGTAATCCATAATCATCATTCTCAACCTTTACTCCAAATATTTTTTGACATAAAGCAAATGGATCGCCTGAGATAACAGCATAATTGCCATGCACTTTAAGTACACCGATTTTAGCCTGTGTAATTTTTTTCTTAATCATATAATTAATACGATTTATAACAAATGGGTCATTTGCCATGCTTGGCTCTATCATTACTGACTTGGTAACATTGTCAATCTCGTTTAAGCTAAAATCTTCATCTGAGGTAGCCCCATTTAAAAACAATATAGTCTTGTCAATATCTCCATGAATTACATCTTTTATTTCATTAACCGTAGGGGCTATCAATTCTTGAATTTCCTCATTTGTTAATTCATAGCTTTGCAGGAATTGATAATTCATATTGCGTTCATTTTCAAGTTTCTCAGGACACACTTTTGTTACTCTAAAGCCATATCCGTTTTTTTTACAGTTTTCCAAATACGAATCAATATTGTCATAACTATCCCACAATTTTAACATCGAAGTTGTAAGTATTAAGTCTACATTCTTTATATTATGTTTATTTCCCCATACATCAATAACAATACAATCACCATTTTCATTGAGTGTACCATATTCATAGGCAAATTTATGAAAGTCAAACGTGAACACCATACCCTTACAAAAGCTATTTCTTATGCAGTACCCACTAGGTATATAGTCCTCAAGAACATCTTTAGCCCATATCTCCGACAATGTAGGCGTTATCAAACCATAACCGTCACTATCATTTACTTCTATAATTTCAGGATTATCAGGCTCAGTTAATACAGGCTCTCCGTCAAACTCATCTGTTATTTTTATAACCTTTTCTTTACAAGTTACAATTAAATCATCTACCACAAGAATATCTTTTGGGTGTGTCACAGGCACAGAAGCTGAACAAGTTAATGCTTTATAAGCTTCAAACTTAGCAGGCACAAGCTCCTTATTTAAGTTTCTTCCATTATTCATGCGTCTTGTTAATTCCTCACATAATTTTATATGCTGTGAGTTCTTTGCGGCAGCATAAATAACTGTGTTCTTTTTTATACCATTTGTTGTGCCTATAAGTCTATTATAGTACGTTCCGTTTATTCTAAATCCGTAACTCAGCTTAAAAATATCTTCCTTATTATTCATTATAATCGCAACATAGTCAAGTTTACATTGAATATTATCTAAGTCCTGATAACATTTCTTAATTCGTACACTCGTATTTCTCGACTTTGGCTGCTTTTTCAAAAGCTTTATTTCTCTCTTAATTTCCTTTATCCTATCTGCGGTAAATTTTCTATCTAATGAATTTATCTCATCAATCATTTGTAAAATTTGTCCGTCAGCAAGAGAAATGATTTCCCTATTATCTCTAGCTTCTTGTATAGAGATCTTTAAATTTTTATCAGGTGCTTTTAAAATTCTTGAACTGTGCAACTTAAAAATAAACTGCTGATACATTTGTTGTTTAGCCATTTATATCTCCTATCTTTATATTTATCATAATCTACGTTCTACCATCAGGAACATACATTAATTGTGTTAAATTTTAAAGAGTAATACTTCACAAGTAAAATTATACTCAAAACAATATAGCTGTAAAATTAACACAATTAATGTACAATTTTAACTAATCTTTGTTTCTCGCAGCTAAAAGCTTTTGTTTATGTTCTTCTGAGATAACTCTTTTAGTCGGGTGAGCGTTTCTAATACTAATGGCTTTGGCAGGAGCAATAAATGTAGCTCCGATAAACGTACCGTCAGTGTGTCTTGTTTCATCAATCTGTTTCCAACCTTGCTTTTTGCATTTGTTGGCATACTTCTCAATACAAGTATACAAATTAGCGACCCACTCGCCATTCTCACATGAAATGTTAATTGTAACCTCACGTTCCTCTGCGGCTACTTTACTTGTTACCGTATATGTTTTCATAGATTTAACTCCTTCCAAATTCCTTTAAAATTTCGTTGCTAACTAACACAAATTTAATAAACTGTTTTCTATCAGACAATATTACATCTTTCTTAGTCTTTACCTTCTTCCTAGTCATTTGATTACGCCAGCCTCTTGTGGTGTTTATCTTCTTATAAACCATAGATAGCGTGTGTACATGGTGAGCCGATCTATCTTTCATAACATCTGCCAATGTGTGAACAATAAAATCAAAGCTGTCCTGCAAAGTAAACTGTGTAACATTATAAGTACAATCATCGTCAGATGTAAATCTATCCCCATTATCTATACAAACCATAAGCTGATTACAAGCCTGAGCAAACCAAGCCTGATATACATGATTATCCGCAATAGCATTTATAATACTAGGTTGTGTTGTAGTGCAATCACAGTTATACTTGTCTGTAAATTCACTAAGAGCCGTAGCAGTACAGAATCCAAACATTAAAGTCATCTGAGTATAAACTCTATGTAGCATATCTGCAAACTCGACAACCTCACCTGTAGTTTGTAAAGCATTATCCTGTAACTTCACTATAAGCGGAGTACCAATTTGTTTCTTCCATATGTTCAGAGCTTTTGCATTTGGTATTTTTTTAGCCGATAATGCAAGTAACATATTCTGAAGCTGAGTAACCGTAGCTTGTAATAGTTTTAATTCATTGTCCTTTTCCGAGCCTTCCATAATATAGCTGCCTGTCCTATGTATGGTTGGAAGCACCTCATCAAATATCCAACTCTCAAAGCGTTCTGCGGAAGGGAGTTTACTATGTGCTATAAGACGATAAACATCACCCTCTGAGATGAATTTTGTTTTCTGCACACCTCCAGCCGAAGGGGTCGGTAAAACGCAGACCCCCTTACAATGAGATGTTATTGCGTCCGCTGGTCTTGCATACCCCAACGCCTTTGCCACGTCAGAGCCGCAAAAGTAAATCTTGTTATCAATATCTACCGTTCTTACCTTGCCAAAATCTTTGCTCTCAAATACTGTTACCATAGTTTTGTTGTTTTCTGTCATTTTAATCTACCTTTCCGTTTTAGTTGCTGTCATATAATTTATCGTGTATCATTTTCTTTTGCCAAAGCTCTAGCTCCTGAACACTTTTAAATCTAGGAATATTATCCTTGTTTATATGTATGTGAAAGTCTCTCAGCACTCTAAGGCACAATCTAACTTGCTGTTCTGTAGGCGGTTGTTTACGAATTGTCTCATTATTATTTATTCTTTTGGCTTCTGCGAGTACGCCATTGGCATACTCACTCTCTGTAAGTTTTGTTAGTCTAGGCATTGTTAATTACCTCCATTCCTGATTTTAAAATACCCCAATTTATTAATTTCTTTATGACTAGACCTATTCCTTTATTATTGTTGTAATCGTCTGATATCCTAATAAATTTACAACCTAATTGCTCTTTTATAAAAGTTTCACGCATTATTTCTTCATCTTTGTTGTAAAGCTTGTGAGAATTTTCGTCATATTCAATGGCAACTTTTATAGTGGGAATGTAATAGTCGATTCTATATTTATTTCCTATGCGAAATTGCCTGATTCCTTTAATCAGAAAAACTGACAAAATCTCCTCCAAATCATTAATAAAATTCAATTCTTTGCGTTCTGTAATTACAACGATTTCCTTATTACCCATTTTGCTTTTGATTTTTGTCAATAAATTTTCTTTTAATTGCTCAGGTACTTGTGAATATTGAATGATAAGTAAAACACCTTGTAAATTATAAAATGTTCTTTTACGCTCAATCTGTCTATTTCCTTCAATTTGTTTTGAAGTGAGCTGAGTTGAAAATTTATCCAATCTTTCTTTATGCTTTAAATGAATATTTTTAATTGCATTTGCAGGATTTTTATAACCCAATGCCCTACCAATCTGTTCTCTTGTGACAAGATACTCATTGTTGGCGTTACCCCAAAAGTCACAAGTTGCGATTTCATTAAATACGTCTGTTTCTACAAGTTTCAAATTGTTCATTGTGTTGTCTCCTTTATTTTATCTTACATATAATCTTCTGCGTATGTATCGTCAGTTTCTGCAAGCATAGTCCAATACTCACTGCGAAACCTCAAATATTCTTCATTATCGTCCAGGGGCTTGTCCTGACCCTCGTATGTATAATCTTCAGGGAATAGTTGTTGTAAAGAAGTTGTTTTGCGATTTCTATTCATTGTTTTCACCGTCCTCTGTGTTAAAATGAGACTCATTAGAATCAATCTTAGAATTAGTTTTTGAGAATATCGTCTGATATTTCTTAGTCGCAATAATATCGTTTTTATCAGCCAAACTGTTACTGATTAAATACTCATTAATAATATCTTCTATCATATTGCGATATTGCGGAACACACTGATATGGGTCAAGAGGATAACATTTATCCAAGCAATTTTCATACAAGTAGTCTTGTTCTATTTGGTATGTATCAAGTCCGTATCTATTGGCAAGCTCTTTGAGAATTTCTCTGTACAATGCACCCCTAGTAATACCGAGACTATCTTCTATTAATTTATATTTGGGGTGCATACGACCAAACCATGGACTATATGTTTTCTTGGGCAATTTGTTTTTCTCTAATTCTTCTTTGAGATTTGTTACCTCTGCTTTTAATTCTTCAAAAGCCTGTGTATTATATGTGCCAGTTTTACGAAGTGAAGGAAGAACCTCAGAAGTTACCCAGTGTTTGAAACTCTTTGCGGTTGACAATTTACTTCCAAATACAAGAGAATATAGACCGCTTTCATTTATAATTGTCATTCCATAGTGGCTAATATTTTTAAGGTCACCATTTTGGTACGCTTTAAGTTCATCATAGTTTAAGAACCTTTTATCTTCAATATCTACATGATCTTTTATAGCGTTAGCTAAAGCCTTACTTTTAACTTTTCCATTTCCATAACCCAATATCATTGCCACGTCCTTGCCTACAAACCAAACTTCTCCGTTAATTTCAACCGTTCTAAGTTCTCCAAAGTCCTCGTTTTCAAAAACTATAATCTTATTATCTATCACGTTTATCAATCCTTTCTAATTTTTCTGTTCTTATGTACCATTGGTAGAAATTCATCTACCTTATAGGCGTACTTTAGTCTGTCAATAGCTTCTTGGATATGCTGTTGTGCGTTCAGGTCTGAGCCAAGCACATAAACGTTAGGAGCATTATAGACCCTACCATTCTTTTTATAAGAGCCTGTAATGTGTTTGACTATTAGTCCATTGTCACATAATGCTTTTAAATAGTTGTCTAGCTGTCTAACCGACATATGCAATTCTTCTGCCATTATTGTTTCTTTCTTGTAACAACCACAAACACTTTCTGTTATAGCTTCTGTGTTCTGAAAGTTCCATGACTTTATGTATAGGTAAACACGAAGAAGTATTGACTTAGACAGCCTATTTGAAATAGACATTAGCTTGTCCCATTCTGTGTCGTACAATTTTACGAAATTATCTGGAGGATCAAACACTGCTTTATTGACCTTAAATCTTAAATGAGCGTTTGCATTGACACTATTTAATGATTTATAGTCACATTGGTTATCCCAAGTCAAATCTGACCTAGCAATAAAAATATTGAAAAGTGCTTTTATCCTATGAGTAATTTCTCTACTACTCTTACTGTAGAGAGAACAGTTACACAACTCTAAAATCTCATTTAAAGACGTGCTAATCACTTCTGTTCTGGCGTTATATAGGTAGCTAAGACAACGATATAATAAAATTTCAAAGTTGTCTGCTGAGTCAGCGTATATATATTTCTTGGGCATTTTTACAAAATAATTGTCAACTATAATTTATCACCACCTTTCACTATTTCATTATTAGTTCTCCATTTTTACATTTAGGTACGCAAAAGTGTAGGTCAAAATGCAAAAAAGTTTGCATTTAGGTACGCAAAAGTGTAGGTCAAAGTGTAGAGTAGAATAATACTAGATATCTTTAATAATAAGAGAATCCTTACTGTGGCGTAAACGCCCCAGAAAAATTTATTGTTTACTACAATTAACTGACATTAAATATCACTTCCTATAACTTACAATTTTATAAACAATATTTACTTCTTGAATTTGATTTTAAAATATGATATCATTTCAAGTGTACTCGTTTAATGGTGAAAGGGTATACTAATAGAGCTGAGAGATAAATTGAAGTGAAATCATATTTTAAAAATTGCAATTTGAAATTGCAAGCAAATCAAGTAAGCAACTCTCAAACGTACTCGTTTAATAGTACATTTACAATTATAATGTACAATTAAATGGTTGTCAATATACTTATGCAAATTTATATGTAAACTTTTAGTGTATTGGTTATATTTATAATTATAATTTTGATTGTAATTATAAATTGTGAGTTTATGTGAGATTGTACAATTAATAGGAATTATGATACTGTGTTATTATGACAATGAAGTTTTGTAATGATGAGATATTGATTTCTTGTGCTGCGCACAGCTAGTCAGTTATATTCTCGCTACGCTCGTATATAACTTCCCTGCTTGATTATCGTTCCCTACGGTCACGCTAATCTTCACAGATATTTTTTTCAGTTAAAAGATTAATGTCTACATGAGTTGTCTGACAACTGTTTAACCATTTTGTTTTCGTCTAAGCATTTTATTTCGGAGCGTTCGGTAAAATTACGATAGCCTATTCGTTGTTTTTGCTTGTAAATCAAGGTGTAAAAACGTTTTTCTCGTTTTTACGATAGGTTATTTTATGAGTTTTATAAATGATATTTTGATAGTTTTTTATTACTTTAAGATGTTTCGGTGATAGTGTATTGTTTCTGAAGTGCAGTTTAATGAGTTGACAGTGAATTATAATTGAATTTTAAATGGGTGATTGTTTAAGTGTGAAACTTGATTTATAGCCATTTTAGGTCAAAAAAATAAGACCTATATAGTCTTTAATGGAGTATATTTTTTAGGAGTAATGGGTTCTTTTTTATGGTATAGAAATTATGTTTGTAAGTTAATTTTGGTGTGTTTTGACGTATTTGGATATATTTTAAGGTTTGGAAAAGTTCAAAAAATAGCGTAGATACGAAGTTTACTCGAACGTGTTACCGAATGAAAATTGGGAGTTTTAATGGGATGGTGAGAGAGTGTGCAGGAATTTTAAAAAGTGCTATTTTGATTTTGGATTTGGCTTTGGGGTGTGTGGATAGAGTGGAACTACTAAGGGGATAATCTTGTTTCCGTATATTCCCATAAATGTAAAGTTACCCCCTCCAAAGCTATTTAATTAAGTATATTAACATATCCATAAAACCGCCTATTTGCGTGCTTTATATGTGTTTTTGCCAAAATCACATAAATAAATAATTGTATCATAATTCATAGAATGTTAATATAATTCCTGCTGACTTCACGCAAGCTCAACCGACTTTATAATACTTGATTTTTGTCAATTGTTGATTAAGTCAATAGTTTACCTTTTTGTACATTTGTTTATTATTAATATTTTATTTTTGTCAAGTATATTTTTTCGGTTGGTGCTATTCGATATACCGAACGCCCTTATTTGCTATCTTTAAAATTTGAACATTTTATATGAATATTTTAACCTATCAATTCCCTATTTCACGCCTTATTCACCGCCAAAGTGGTAAACACTCACTAAAATAAGCCTAAAATTTAATACTCAATCCCTATTTTAAACTAGCAATTTGCATAAAATTAGCCTTTAAAATTATGCAAATTAACTAATTAGCATTAGTAAAGGACCTTTGCAAAGGTCCTTATAAGTCCAAAGAATTGTACACTTATATAACGTAAAATCATGTTTACAACAGTACAAATATTTGTACACATACACATATATACATACACATACAAGTCAAGATCTCTTGCAAGATCTCCGCTTGCAAGCTCATAATATATAGCACACATCAGCCATTAACCACAATATACAGTATACACTCACGCATAATACGCTACAATACCACTATATATTGTATGCTCTAAAATCCATTCTAGCGGCTATCAAGTATAACTATACCACCCATATACACAACAGTATATAACGCTTGCTAGTAGCCTTATAGCTCAAAATATAAGCATACTATACATTGTGTATTACAAGTAATAAATACTGTATTAACCGCTATATATTGTGGTTTAGTTAGTCGTGATTTTTAATATATTCAAATATAGCTTTTCTGCACAAATCTGACAAATTTTTAACTTCATGTTTATGGTTTAAAACATATTCATCAATTATCTTAAATTCTTCTTCTGATATTCTAAACCTTTTTGTTAATTCCTTACAGTTGACAACTCTTTTGTTAATTATCTGTTCATTTTCTACATTCATTTTTATAATAATCTCCTTTAAAATTTATGCAAGTTGCACATTTTAATTAAGTATAATTTATATGAAATCACAATGAAAAATATAAAATATAGCTACAATGTTCATAAAATAAACAAGAAATGTAGCTACAAATATGCTATAATATAGATACAGTAAAGGAAAAGAATAAACCAAAAACCAAAAGCAAAACCCTTTACCGGTCACAAATAAGTTTACTGCTGACACTAAAAAGCGGAAATCTAAAATGAAATGGAGTTGATCTCGCACAACAAAAAATCTAGTTGATCTTTGCAAGGTCTGTGGCAGCTAGTAATTGAAATTGATTTATAATCAATAACAATTTTTGCAACTTGAAAATTTAATATTTCACCGTGCGAACCGGCTAAAACCGAATTGAACAACGTCAAATGTAGGCGGTGAGAATCTTAAAAACGATAGGCTCAAAATGTTTTTAACCCAGTTTCCGAATTACTGGGATATCAAAAAAGGGTATCTGCTAATTTTTTAGCGGCTACACAATAGCCGTTAATACGATTAGATTTAGTGCAATGATCTGAATTTAATCAGCCATATTTTTAAGATAACACAAAAAAAATAAAAAGTCAAGTGTAGAGCAAAAGAGACAATAAAAACAAAAACAAACAAAACAAGCTAAAAAAATGGAGGTAAATTTTTATGTACACAACTTCAAAAAGAATCACAAACACGGATGCAAAAAATATAATCGGCGGTCAAGATGTCATCCTGGTAAACGATAGCGGCATTGATGCTTACACCGACAGCACTAATTATTATAACGCTGGTGTTTACGGTTGGAACTATTCAATAGGCTATAGCACACGCCTTGACAAATACGTTATTTGTGGCTATAGAATCCCTCAAAGCGTTTTGAACGTTGCTAAAAGTGTTATAAAAATGAGCCAAAAAGAAGCGTATTTGCACGTTTAAGGGGCGTTTATACGCCCTATATATCCCATAAAGGCGCATGAGCCTAAAGGGATGCCATACATAATATAATATTAAATCAAAAGGAGTGCTAAACCATGAACATTATTATTGAAACACCTAATAATTACAAGGATCTTTTTACAATAGCCGAATACGACTGTATTCAGCATGAGGAGCGCAACCATTATCCAGCAATTGATGAGCGTTATGGCTATCCGCTGATTTCAGATTTTACAAACGAAATCGAAAACGATATTTTGAAAATATCGGCTAAATGGTGTAAGCATGAGGGCGCAAAATATTTCGGATCATGTGATGACCTGGATATTATTATAAACGTATATGTTTATGATGGTATTACATTCAAATTCATGCAATATTATCTTAGCGACTTTATACGCCGTGATAACAACGGCTATTTTCCTAAATATTTACACGAGCTATCATAAATGCCCCGATGAATCTTTGAAAATTAAGACGAAGCGCCCACAAAAGGGCGTAGGCATAAAGCTAAAAAACTATTAAAAGGAGTGTATAAAAGTGAGTACAAACATTAAGCACTATATCACCGATGAGGACGTCATCAACATCAATGATCTTGTATCTGAACTTGCGGTAATCTTGCGGAAATTTGAGATCGACTTGAACCCATACCAAACGGACGTATATTTTTACTACGATCCAGATGCAAAAATAGGACGTCTTGAGACGTTTATAAACGTGGGCGGTCATTCATGGATAAATGACGATCACGTTATAATCTATAGAGACTTACCGAATTATGATGACGTTTACGACTATTTCAATGACATTTCAGAATTTGCGGACGCTTTGGAAATTTCTGAAAACGATCTTATAAAGGCGGTTAGAAAATTCAAAGATTTTGGGATTAATTTCCCCGTTGATCGTCGTGATATAATTGACTATATCAAGAGTGACGATAAACTTGCGGACAAGGTGACGGCATATTATATTGATTACTATGTTGATGAATATGAGGCGGAATTTTTAAGCAAGGCTCAAGAAATATTGAGCGGCATTGAGATTGGACCATTTTAAAGGGGTTTACGCCCCTTATATCCACGAATTTGAGACTTTGAGGAGGTCAATTATTATGGTAAACACACGGACAAAAACGCACAAACAAGCTTTAAATATACACGTTTTTATCGTGGATGATCTTAACAAATGGCTAAAACAGAATAATGCTGAATGTATTGAATATGTGGAGGGCTGCTTGATTGACAATGCTCTTTACGCTTGCAAGCGTGGCTATGCTGCTATCTATGAGAGATTTGTAAACACATGGACATCAGCCTATGAAGTGCATTTTCAGCCTTATTCAAACAATGACGGCATGAACGTATGCAACGCATTTTACAAACGTTTTGAGGATGAATTAAGAGATCTTGAGATTTTGTAAAACAATGAGGAGGTATAAAACAATGGATAAATACGGAAATACACGCAAAGTAACATTTACTATTGATGACTTGCAATACTTGCGGAACGAATGTAAAAAAAATAATCTCACGGATAAAGAAATTGATAGTTTATTTAACGAACTATCTAAATTTAAGTGTGCATTTATTCTTTACGGACGTAAGACAAGTGAAGATAGATATGAATTGTTTAATGTAAACGGAGAAAAGATGAACGTAAATGATCTTAATTCATATCAAAATGGCTGTATAATCAGTGAGTGCCATGAATATTTTGAGGGCAGGAATGATAAACCTTATGGAGTTATTGACATTAAAGAGGAGGTAATCTAATTATAATAACCGCCCATAAAGGGCGGTATATGTGGATGTTTTCCGCATGAGGAAAATAAACACACCATATAACATAGTAAACCAAAACGATACATATTTGAGGAGGAATTAACCATGGAGAACATAACAAACACGAAAGCCTTTACAATTAATGATATAGAATCATTAACATTTAATGAGGCTGCTAAAATAGCTCTTGATTATATCAACATAAAGGATCACGATATACTTATTGTTGATTTTGGCGGTTACTTCGGATATTCTGCACTTGTTTTCAAGAACGAAAAGCAAATTTACTATGCTAATGAATACGAGCTACACCATAAATATTTAGTTAAGGAGCAAGGAAAATCAGCTTTAAAGGATCACTATTGCAAGGAATTGAGCAAAAAGCTCTTTACTGAAACCGAGTTGATGAGCGTTGTAAAATCATATGACGACTACACCGCAAAATCATACTATTTGCATAACTATTGGATAATGCAATTTGATTATTTATCTTGCTTTGGAATTGGCAAGCAGTGGGAAAAGGAATTTGAGGAAAAGAACAAAATATATAAATATTTTTGTCCGGCTTGTTTTTGCTATGTAAAGAATAATGAAATTGTGAAGCGTGCAAATAAAATCTTTGAGCATTTACAAGCTGAATTTGATAAAATCAAGTCAAGTGATGAAGTATTTAGAGAAATGATAAGCTATGAGTTGGCGAACCATGAAGCTTGTGTTACTTGTGATTATGAGCCTGCTTTAGCGGCCTTAAATATGAGTATTAAGGATTTAACGGAAAATCAAATAAAGATCATGCAAGAGGAATTACACAAGCAGATAGAATATTATAACGCTTAAAAGCTATATAATCTTATGATCTGAGGGCGGTTATATAAGCCGCCCTATATACTCAAGATGACCGCATGAAGTCGTTGAGAGTACCAATAACACACATACATATAATATATTTTTGAGGAGGTCAAAATTTATGGAAATTACAAAAATTAATGGAGAGGAAATAAAAATCGGCAAGACGTCAATTACAATAAAGGGCGATAATAGCCAAACGATCGGAGTGATAAGGAACTGTACTATTATAAACAATTCATTAGCCCCTAGAATATTGTTTGAAATCTCACGCAAACTCAAAGAAAAAAATATTAATTTAATGAGCTTGTACAATAGGCTTATAGCCGTTGATGGGAACTATTATTTTCTCTATAATCTCAGAAAAAATGATTTTGTGGAAAAGTATACAATTAAAAATCCTGAGATATTTCAAGCCGATATTAACAAGGTTAAAGAACAAGACGAACTAGCCGACTTGTGTATTAAGTCTGGAATAATTCAAATCGTAAAATGTAGATATTAATGTATTAATGATGGAGGTAAATAATCATGAACACAATAACACACAAACTCAACGGAGTAACACGCATAAGCATGAGCGATCATGTTATAAAGGGCTTGCGGAGTTATTCGCCGCAAGGATGCCCCTTTGTGGGATATACCTTGTATGACCTTTTACAAGATCTTGTAAATATGTATAGTTGGAAAATCAGCAGAGGATATACAATACCTATCACGGAGTTTATTAAACAGCTACAAAACGAAAAGTATACTAAAGCTATTGTATATGGCAATGATATAATCAGACTAATTGAGAGATAATTAAGGAGGAATTAACCATGACAAGAGAAGAAATGATTGGAATTATAATAAAGATGTACAATGAGACAGCGGAAGCACTTGAGAAGGCAGACAGGGAATATAATAACGATAAGAAGAACGCTAAAAAGCGTGAAGTTTATCGTTATGTAGCTGCTCAAGAAGCGGTTTTGAGTGACCTATGCTATGAGTTGGAAATAGATGACCTTATTGATGATGGTCTTGACGATGAGGAGGCTTAACCTTATGAATAGTAGCAAATATGCAAGAGGAAAAGCAAAAACAAGAGAGTATGCAATGCAATTACAAGCTGATTTGTTAGAAAGCTCAATAAGCTATGCGGAATTAGCTGAAATGCAAAATAAACTTAAAAAGCTTAGCACACAATACGGACTGATAAGAGAGTTCAAAGAAAATGGATTGCTTTAACATTCTGAGGGGAATAATTCCCCTCTTATATACTCGGAGCAAGGGAGATACTTGTGAGGAGCACCATTCATTTATGTGTATAGCAATGGAAAAATATATTAACGGAGGTTTTATTATGTTAAACAAAAAGATTACTAAGGTTTTGGAAAATAATAGGGTTAAATTGTCGGAGAAATATGAAGTTGATAATAATGAATTTTGTCAAGATGTAGAATTTTATTCCGATGCTGGAGAAGATGTTGTTGAAACTGTTTTTTACAACGGCACTTCTAAAGACTTTATAAGAGCATTTAGAGAAATGGCGATGATTTTTGATGCTGATGAACACGCTGCAATGTTGGTTGATTTAAGAGGGAAAAGCGGAGTGCCTGACAGTATAAGAGTATTAATTGATGATGCTGATAGTATAAAGGAGTTTTTGCTAAAAGTCGCTGATGAACTTGAAAATATAAAAGGCAATGAGGAGGAATAATGTTATGGGAAAATCAAGAAAATGTACAATAATATTCAATACTAGCTGGGGATATTGTTTATACCCGATAGAATGTGAATCAATAGCAGAGGGCATTAAACTTGCAAAATCAAATCAAATGCCATTCAGAATTATGTCTGAGGGTAAACTTATAAGACAAGGTTGGTATGTTCGTTAAGTAGAATAAAACCATACTTTTAAGGAGGAATTTTAAATGACAGGAAAGCAGAATAACATGGTAATACAGCACCCTGATAAGCGTCTTATGGAACGTATCAGATCATTGGAACGGAATGAGCGTGTTAGATTGCATATCGCACAAATGAAGTGTAACGGCTATACTGATAATGAGTGCAAAACGTGGTTAATAAAAATAGCCATACTGTCCGATTTTATGGACGTTTTCGACAAAATTCTAGTTGACTAATGAGGAATTTTGTAGTATAATTAATTAAACAAAGGAGAAATTTGTATGAAATATGGAATTTTCGAGTCAAGAGTAGAGTTAAGGAAGCTCCCTGAGAGATTGTTTGATATAGTTTCTTTGTGTGAAAACATAGGAAACCCTATTAAGATCTATGATAGCGAGGTGGAAGCTTTAGCAGAATTGAAGAAATATCATTCAGATATTATAAACATAACTAATTTTACAGTGTTTTCAACAAGGCGTTTTTTTAGATGTGAAGTCTATTTCGTTGCTGAATGTGAAAAGATAAACGAGGACGAGGGCGAGACTATCGAAAACCTAATTAACGGAGACGGCATTGAAACCGCACCGCTGGAGCGTGAGATTAGCTTATCTCTTGCTGAGTTCAAAGTTGACGGAAAACTATCAAAGGCAGTAAGCTTGAGGGCAGTTATGAACCAATCTATATAGCTACAACACCCGATGACTTACAGTGTTATTTTAAAGAAGCATATCCCGATGAGGATATTGTATACAATATCAGAAATAATGAAGAAACTTATGACGAGTATGAGTTGGACGAGGAGGAATAATCAATGTTACTTGCTACAATAATTTTGCTTATTATCTATTTGTGGGTAAACCACAACGAAAATAAGCGGAGAGAAATTAACAGAAAATACAATCCAATTGGAGCTTTTGACAAAGCTCAAAAGATTTATGATGACGCCTTTTATAAGGCTATTGATGAGGGTAGAAGTCTTACGCTTGAGGAACGAAAAGAACTGGATAAGCAATGGCATAAAACCTATAGCCAAGAGTTGGCTTATCGAGAGAAAATGTGGGCTAAGATACCTGACAATAAGAAGTAATATAATATAATAGGAGATAAAACATGAAAGTTACAGTTGAAAACGAGACAATCAAGGTAAACAGTCCGTATAACAAGAGCTTTGTCGCAGGGGCAAAGCAGATACAGGGCAAGTGGAACGCCCCTTGCTGGGTCTTCCCAGAGGAGAACAAGGAAGCTGTCAAGGCGTTACTCATCGAATGCTATGGTGAATGCGGAGAACTTGGTGCGGTTAGCACTGTCACAGTAGATCTTGACCTCGACACTTATACTGAGGGTTACGAGGACGGAGAAATCAGAGTTGGCTCAATCGTTGTTCTGAAAAGACTTTATCGTGACAGAGAGGTTATTTTCTCCGACAATGCAATGCTTATAAACGGTGGCTTTGCCACTTCGGGTGGCTCTGTCAAAAGTCCTAGAATAGCGGCTGATAAGAACACAATCGTTCGTGTAAAAGGTGTTCCTGAAACGATTTATAGCAAAATCAAAGACCACGAGGGCGTTAAACTCGTATCTGATATAGACATGGAAAGCTTAAAAGTGGAGCGTGAAAAGCTTCTTAAAAGACTTGCAGAAATAGACAGTTTACTTGCGATATGAAAGCGATTGTGCGTATAAAACTAATATAATAAATATAAATACTCCTATTAATCACATTGATTGATAGGGGTATTTCTTTATGCAGGAATAAATATAGGAGGAATAAATATGAAAAATGAAAATACAAATACATTACTTTTCGTACAAATGCTAGATAGTTACCGCAAAGAAGAATTACGGAAGATAGAGGAAGAACAAGATTATAATATGCGGAAAGCATACCTAAAAGCTAAACGCCGCCAAAGGCTCAGAGAGGAACATCAGAGAAGGGTTAGAATGATAGTAAGAAACGTTGTTTATGGTGGTTTTGGGTTACTCTTTACAGGCGTTATGTTGATAGCAGGGATAGTATTTACATTGTGTATATGAGGAGGAATGAAAAATGAATATTAGTACAGCTCAAACTTGCAAAATTTTCGATTTATCGGACAGACTTCCGTCAAGAATACAGATAGCAAAACAGCCAAAACGAAAAAAGGGTCACAGAAATGCTATTACAAAGCACGAGGAAAGCAAGCAGAAGTCTGCAAGCTGGTTCAGACCCGATGATCTGAATGTTCTCTTGGAAGATTTATTTCAGAACAAAAAGTATTTTAAAGCGAATATTATAATCTTTGCTTGTAACTCAGGCTATCGTTACGGAGATATAATGACCTTGAGGGTAAAAGATTTGACCGATAATGACGGAAAAATTGTAGATTACTTAACGCTACAAGAGGACAAGACGGACAAATGGAGAACGACATGGCTTTGTGATACTGCGAAGAAAATGCTGAGTTTTGTGATTAAGCATTATGGACTTGATACGGAAGATTATATTTTTCAAAGCGGAGAACGTAAAAGAAAATATATTGAGGACATTTTCTTGAATGAGGACGGAGAAGAAGAAATTATATATACTAATGAGAAGTATGATTGGAACGGCAGACTACTCAGAATAGCTCCTATGGAACTTAATTCTGTTACAACATTTCTAAAGAATATAACCGCCAAACACAACATAGAAGGTAAATATAGCACTCACAGCTTTAGGCAGACACATTCCGTGTATATTAGTTGTATTCAAAAAGGTAGCGAAGATGTTATTAGAGATTTGCGTATTGCCTGTCAGAGCCTAGGACATTCTGATCTGAGGATAACTGAGCAACATTATAGTGGCTGCGACAGCAGACTTGTAAAAGAACAAATGCTAAAAATGGAAGTGGGTAAGGAAGTTGTGGATAAATATGTAAAATAAAAAGGGACTTTTAAAAGTCCCTTTAGTGCTTCTTGTGACGTTCTTTACTTCTTTGTACTGCTAGAGCATTTTTAGATTGATTAACTTTGTATTGAGGTCTGTTGCGTGGAAGATAGGCTTTCACAACATTGACATTCATATTCATTAAATCGGCAATCTCATTAGCCGACTTCCCTTCTTTGTGGTATTGAGTGATTTTGGCGTGGGTATTATTAACTATAATACCTAAACTAGAAAGACTTTTAATAACTCTTTGCCACGAGATACCGAGTTTAATAGCAACCCCTCTTACGGATTTAATTGAGTCCCAGTATGATAATATTTCCTTGTCGGTTACTGTTTTAATTTCTGACATGAGGACACCTCTTTTGTATTGGTATGTTGCTGATTATAGTCTCTATACTTTTGTTCCAAAAGGTGGAATTTACAACAAACATTGTAACAATAATGATCTGGATTACAACCCATTTTATAAACTTGTTTTGCTCTGGATTCTATTTTACTTTGATTAGATTTGCAAAAGTTGTATTCTTTTAACAGGAGGCTGTAATAGGCAGGATCTTGTTTTCGTATATCTTGAAAATTCATTTTCTTTAAATAATTGTAATTTGCAGGAAACATAAAGCTAAACTTAATAGAGGATAAGGTTGTTCCGTCTAAATCCTTAATTAAAATATTTGTTCTTTGCTTTTTCTTATTGGAAGATATAGGTGCGTAATAATTATATTGATTTATACGCAACACTATACCACAAACAAATTTTTGGTTAGTATGGTATTCCATGTTTGGAATTTTAGGCTCATATTGTTGAAGATATTTTATGTAGTTCTTGTCTACTTCATAGAAGTTAATCATATTCATCACCTTATAAATAAAAGCGAGAGGTAAAACTGAAGTCCTACCTCTCGCAGAATTAAAGCTCACATTTGCGGTAGTGAAACACCGAGAATTAAAGCTCACATTTGCGGTAGTGAAACACCGAGAATTAAAGCTCACATTTGCGGTAGTGAAACACCGAGAATTAATATAAGTAAAGGACATGAGTCCTCACTGTTAGACTAAATGTTGAAGTAATCTTTCATCATCTATAGTATAGCATACTATACCCATTTTGTCAATACTATTTTGTGGAACTTTGTAAAATTTATTCGTTAGTTTGTGACAAGTCACCCTGCTCGCCAACATCTTTTTTTTCTTTAGGTTTCTTTTCTTTGGTTTTAAATGAAAATGCAAAACCAATTATGCCAATGGAGAAAATTAATGAGCCAGTGGATATGAAAATTACTCTCTCAATTTTCGCAGCGGCTATTTTACCGCTGACAAGTGAAGCTCCTATGATATAGTTGTAAGCGTCACCGCCAACATATTCGTCAATGGCACTATACTTGTCACCTTCCAAAATTGAAAATGTGGTTAAATTTTTGCTTGGAATTTTTGTTGTATAACCTATCACAAATAGTGTTATTCCTATTGCAATCACAAGAATGGAACAAATTTTCTTCATGGTATTACCTCCTGTTTTATGATTATCTACTACGATAATCGTTTATAAGACTATTGTTGTTTTCAATAGAACTTTGATTATTAGATATACAAGTGTTATAATAATCAATATTACTTTGACTTTCTGATATAAGTTCATTGTATACGTCAACAACTCTTTGGCAATCGTCTAAGTGAGATTGAGCCTTTGAAACTGCTTCGGAGTCAACTTCTGTAGTCCAACCGCCATCACCATAAACTTTAACCATTTTCTTATTGGCGTTTTCAAGCTGTATTTTAGCCTCTTCAACATCATCTTCGGCATCCGATTTGTAGATTTCATAGATGGAAATATCAGATTGCTCATTGTTTATTTCGTTCTGATAGGTGGAGATTTCACTCTGTAGGCGATTATTTTCTTGCTCTAAAGCACTTATTTCAGAACTATAATCATGCGTGGTAGTTGTAGTTGTAGTTGTCGTTGTGGTTGTAGTCGTTGTGGTAGTAGTTGATGATTTGGAAGTGGTTGTGGTAGTTGATGGTTTAGTTGTTGTCAAAGTATGAGAAGTTGTTGTGGGAGTGGTGGTTGTTGTACTTGTTGTAGTGGTAGTGAAATTACTGTCAGATATGGAACTTGTTGTTTTACTATTACATGAGGACAATGCTAATATTGTCATGAGTGAAATAAGAATTAATTTTATTTTGCTCATTTTTTATTTCCTCCAATTTCTAAGATTAATTAGAATTACTTTTAATAAAAAAATTTTAGCATATTTTAGGCTGAAAATCAAGATTTAGGGTTTAAGTGTAATATCTCAGAAACTAAAATTGTGTATTTCAACAAAAAATACGCTAGAATTTTGTGAAAGATTTTTATTTTTAAGTGTTGACTTCACCTTGACACTTTGATATAATGAAATCAAGATAGTAGAAAGAAGGTGTTTTGTTATTAAACAAGTTCCAATTCGTATTGATGACGAGCTTCATAAAAAATTAAAAATCATCACCATAAAGAATGATACTACAATCCAAAAATTGGTTGAGGATTTTTTAAAAAAGTATGTAGCCGAACATGAACATCAAGAATAAAAAATATAGTATATTGCCACATCTTGCAGGAGGGACAATATACTATATCTAGGAACAACCACACAAAAGCGAATTGACAAATGGTGATTGTATAACTATATTCTATCACATACTTCTGCCTTTGTCAAGTATTATCTTTAAAGAGGTGGGAGTATTTTTTATGCTTGCAAGCAGGAAATTTTAAACAACAATGTAAATTAAGAACAGAAAGGACAAAGAAAATGGACGGAATCAAAACATTCACAAACAAGGAATTTGGAACAGTGAGGACAATAGTTAAGGACGGCGAGCCTTGGTTTGTAGGAAAGGATGTTGCCAAGATTTTGGAGTACAGAAATACGAAAAAGGCATTATC